ACCCTAATACAAACCCCAATACAAACCCCCCCCCCCCCCCCACCACATTCTCGGAGGAGAACCCCATGCTGTACAAAAATTTAGCCATTTGTCGGTTTACGTCCGACAAAGTACCTGATCTACACACCCTGAACACCGCGCTGTCAAAGTTACCGTTCACACCGTGCGGCGCGCATGACGCAGCGAGGGTAGGCTTCGTACCGCCGATAACCGGCGTTGACCCAGACCAAGAGCCTTTTGTGCGGCGTATTTCCGGCGGCATCATGGCGTTCACCCTGCAGAAAGAAGAAAAGGTGCTACCGGCGCAAACGGTCAACCGCCTGCTGGAGGAAAAGGTGAAAGCGCTCGAGACAGACCAAGAGCGCAAGCTGCCATCGAAAGAAAAGAAACGCGTGAAAGACGAGGTAGTGTTCGAGCTGCTGCCCCGGGCGTTGACCAAGCAAAGCAAGATTCACGGGGTACGTTGATGCCCCTCGCAAGCTGATAGTGATCGATGCGGCCTCGTCCAAAAAGGCTGAGGACGTCCTGTCGCTATTACGCAAAGCGCTCGGCAGTCTCCCTGTCATGCCGCTACTCACCAACAAGATCCCAGGTAGGGAGTTCACCAACTTGTTGCGTGATGGCGGCGACAATACCCCAGCCAATTTTGTGGTGCTTAGCCAAGCGGAGTTAAGCGGGCCCGAAGGTGAGAAGATCAGCCTTAAGGACCAGAACCTTTTCGACGATGACGTCCAAAGTCACCTTAACAGCGGTAAGACCGTCACGAAGATTAAGCTGTACTATGACGACATGGTGAGCTTCCTGGTAACGGAAGACCTCTTGTTCAAGGGCCTACAGTATTCAGGCGTTGTGACGCGCGATATTGCTGAGTATGAGCCGGACTCCGAGTACACGCAGTTTAACGCGGACGGCGTCGTACTAGCGGGTATTGTCGGCTCGCTGTACGACGACGTCATAGAGTTCCTGGGAGGTATGCAGCAATCTGCGCTAGATCAAACCCCGGATACTCAGCCTGAGCCTGCTAATGTGCCCGACCGCACAGAAGATGACCCCGACGATTTGGTATAAGTTAAGATAATGTTCGCGGCCTTTACAGATAATTCGAAGAAGGCCGCAGACAAAACCCTTATGCCATAGGAGATTTCGATGGAGAGTTACATAAAAGAATACGCCGAGATACACTTGTTGGGGGTGAAAAGAGACTTGATACTTTACCCAGACCGGTACGAGTTCAGGAAGGACAGGCCCCCGCACCTACTGCAGAAGGCGGCGCTCTGGGTGCTTAAAACCCTAAGGTGCTACAGCCAAGGCGAAGGTCAAAGCCTAGTGGCAATAAAGATTCACACCCCCACGTTCTTCGATAAGTTCAAAGTGCATTACAACCAGATGATGGGGGATTGCCGCGGCGAACCCAAATCGATACTTATAGGGGTCAAGCAGTTCGATGAGATCCGGGAGGAGAACTCGCAGTTCTGTGGCATGTTCAGTTTTAGCATGACCGATGACACTAAGTTTCGTCGCGGCAGGTACGGACCTGTTGACGTGTATGTCTTACCCTGGATGGACGGGGTGCTGGTGCTCCCACATTTGCTCAGGAACCCGTAGCGGTTGACGTCCCCCACTCCTGTGATGTATTTATACGGCATACATTACAGGAGGAAACCTCATGTCGGACGCCGTAACCACCATCCAAGCAGCAGCAAACACGCTGTCAGCCACATCATCATTGCTTGACGCTCTGGTAGATTTACTTCCTAAGATCGGCTGGACTACTGCTCTGGCCATGGCTTTTATCCCCCAGCCTTCCCCCGATTCGCCTGCGCCACTACGGTACTTGTTCAAAGTCGCAACCTGGATAGCGGGTAACTTTGGACACGCCAAAAACAATACTGCGGTAGCGGCCGAGAAGGCTGAAGCGCGATCAGACGCCGTGGCGGTCGTAGTAGCGGACGCCGTAGCCTCGCAAGAGAAAGCGTCATGATCACCCTTTACGCTATCCTCGGCGTCACGGTGCTGATCACGTTCCTGGTGGCGTACGCCAGGATCCAGTATACGCAACGCCAATACGCTGAAGAGAAGGCCAAGCGTGCTGAGGCGAAGGCCGCCTTGGCCGAGGCTGAGGTGGCGCAAACGAGCGCGACCGGTGCCGCAGTGCGCGAGGTGCAAGAAACGCGGAAGGCGAAGCAGATTACAGAGCAGGCGCAGATAGACGCTCACGCGCCGAGGAGCCACTTTGAAGACTCAGATTTTTAAACGGGAAATTGTCCTGGCGGTAACACTCACAGCGCTGATGCTGCTGTTCGCCGGATGCGCACCGACCATCGAAACGCAATACGTCACGCGCCCGCTAGACCGCCCCGTGCGGCCTGCGCTGCCGAAGGTACCGGCGCAAGAGTTAGACTGTTTGACCGAACCCACTTACCAGAAACTTTACGACAGGCAGCGCCTGATCACAGACTACGCCGTAACCCTTGAAACCATCATCGACTCAACGAAGCCGGTCGCTAAGACCGATGAACCACATTTGGGTAAACCCTAACCGTAAACGAACACTTGCCAGGAGGAAAGCAATGCGCAGTATGGAGAAACTTTTAATCGCTTCAGCCCTATCTGTCGGGGTACTGGGCACTTACCTAGCGAAATACGTGGCGGGCAACATCGTGTCCGATATGCAGGACCAGTACGAGCGCCTGGGAGAACCCACATGGCGAAAATAAAAGGCTCGGTAGTCGGCACCGAATACGACAAGGCAGCGTTAAGACAACAGCCGGTACTGTTCCCGCCACCCAGGTTGGCCAAGCACGCTAACGACTCGTGCACGTTAGGTCGCCGCGGCAACTTTATCGGGCACGGCCTGGGGGCCGGCGCCGGCTCTTTGCCGAGGTACACCACGCCCGAACTGTTGGAGGACGCCATTGAAGGGTACTTCGAATACATTGAGCAGAACAATCGGCCGCCGACGATGGCCGGCTTGGCCCTGGCGATAGGCTTCAAGAGCGTCAACACCTTGCTGAATTACCAGACCCGCGGCGAAGAATACTCCGACGTGATCGAGGTGGCCAAGACCCGTATCGAGGATTGGAAAAACACACTGCTGATCACCTCTGAAAAACAAGTGCACGGGATTATATTCGACCTGAAAAACCGGCACGGCTGGGCTGACAGGGTCGAGACTAAGACCACCCACGAAGCGGGAGGATCACTGGCCGATCTTCTGCTGGCGCTGCAGGGCAACGTCTTGCGACCGGCACCGATATTGGAGGACCACTCCGACCAGATAGTGGACGCGCAGTTCACCGAGGTAAGAGGCACAGCGACCATGCCACCGCAAGAGGATGATCTATCGGACCTCGTATGAGCGTAGCGAAGTTTCAGGCTATCACCGGAGACATGATCGGTGTTTTCAGGGTATTCGATAAAAGCGCGGATACAAAAAACAACAACGCCCTTTACAAATTTTTTACGCTGGGTACGGTAACAGGTACCGCTATTGAAATTATCGGCATGCATGAGTCCAAGGTAGCCTACAAAGATGCCGTGGCTATTGCCGATGAAATAATAACCCACCCAGAGCTAAGCCGGTTCGACATCCGGGTAGCCTTTTGGGTCCACGATGGTAAGCGCCACGAATTTGACGTGGCACGTAGGAGAGAAAGACATGCCGACCGCACTCGAAGTATTAATCGATCTGGCAAAAGATAGTGAAGGCTGCAAGCTGACGGCGTACAAATGCCCAGCCGGCGTGTGGACCATAGGCTGGGGCTCCACGGGTATGGGCATCATCCGTGGCACAGTGTGGTCGCAGGAGCAAGCGGACAATAGCCTGACAAGCGACTGCCGAAAAGCCTTGGAAGAGGCGCTATTGGCCAGCCCCATACTCCGAGATCAGTCCGTTTACAAGCAAGCAGCCATAGCGGACGCCATTTACAACCTGGGCAGTGGCAACTACGACAAATCTACGCTCAAAAAACGCGTCGACGCGGCAGAATGGGGCAAAGCCAAGACCGAGCTGAGGCGCTGGGTGAACGGCGGCGGCAAGGTGTTGAAGGGGCTAGTCATTCGCCGAGAAAAAGAGTGTGAATTGCTGGATAAAATTTAATGTCAGTCACCAAAGTCGATTTTAAACAGCTCAAGGAAGACCTAAAACGGTTCGAATTTACCGAGGACAACCTGCGGGAAGGCCTCGGCGACCCGATGTGGCGGTTGAACAACCTCTACAAGATCGTCGACAAGAAGAAAAACGTCGTCACGTTCAGGATGAACACGGCCCAGAAAAAGTTGATAGCCAATTTGCATACCCGCAACGTGGTGCTAAAAGCTCGGAAAATGGGGTTTTCCACGCTCATCCAGCTATTCATGTTGGACACGGCGTTGTTTTCCCCCAATGAGCGTTGCGTGGTCATCGCCCAAGACATCAACACCGCGGAAGCGATCTTCCGCGACGTCATAAAGTTCGCATACGACAGCCTTCCGGACGTTTTCAAGACCGCTGCGCCGACCGAAAACGACCCGTCCAAGTCTAAAATCATCTTTTCGAACAAATCCATCATCGAAGTTAGAACCTCTGCTCGTGGGAATACGCCTACAGTACTACACGTCAGTGAGTTTGGCAAGATAGCGGCCAAAGATCCCGGCAAAGCCCGCGAAATTATCTCCGGTGCGATCACCGCGGTGCCCGAAGACGGCCTCGTGTTTGTCGAATCGACAGCCGAAGCCGGTGAAGAGGGCGCGTTCTTCGATATGGTGGCGACCGCCCGCCGATTGCAGGACTCAGGCAAGCGCCTTTGGAAGCTGGAATTCAAATTTCACTTTTTCGGGTGGTGGGAAGACCCCGTCTATCAGGCCCCGGCCGGATCGACGCCTATCTCGCCGCGCGAGCATGAATATTTCGACGGTATTGAGGCCATTATAGGGCGGCAGCTCACTTTAGAGCAGCGAAGCTGGTACATTTTGACCCGGGACAACACGTATTCCGGCGATCAGGACATTATGTACCAGGAATTTCCTGGAACGCCCGAAGAAGCCTTCAAAATATCGATGGAGGGGGCCTATTTTACGGAGCAATTCCGGTCTTTGCGCAAACAGGACCGTATTACGACCGTACCCTACGACCCGGCGTACCCCGTCAGCTCGTTTTGGGATATCGGCGGCCGAGATAGCACCGCTATTTGGCTGATCCAGGCCAAACCCTCTGGGTATTCGGTTATAAATTTCGAAGAAGCCACCGGCGAGCCGTTTAATTACTTCGTGACCTGGATGCAGGGGCTCGGATACTTCTGGGGCGCGCACTATATCCCTCACGATTCGACCCAAGTACGCCAACAGGGCTTGCGCGTGACGACAGCGGAGGAGATGTTGATGGAGCTGGCGCCAGGATGGCAGTTTTACGTGGTGCCAAAAACCCCAGACAAAACCATCCCCATCCAGCAAGCCAGGAACATATTGGCATTGTGCGCGTTCGACGATCAAACTTGCAAAAAAGGGCTTCGACACCTGGAGGCTTACCGGAAGGAGTTCGACCCTCGAGCTGGCGTATACCGGTCGACGCCTAAACACGGCCCAGAGTCAAACGCCGCCGACGCTTTCCTCCAATTTTGTCAATCTGTCAGCAGTGGCGCCTTCGGGTCCGTTACACACATGTTGGGAGGCGGCGGAGCCGGGGATTTTGGCAATAGCATCGGCGGATGGTACCAACCCGCTAACCTGGATTACTAGCAAAACCCTTATAGGCGTTGACAAAAACGCGACACCTGCTATCCTAATTCAAAAATATGAAGGAGGATAGCAGCTATGAAGAAGACCAGAGCCGAACTTTGTGCGCAAATGCGTGAAGAGGGCAGGCAGCATTTCCTGGCCAAGGTGAGAGAGGTCCACGGAGACAACTTAGATACGGCTGAAGTAGTGTATTTAAATTCCCAGACTAAAGTAACGCTTCGGTGCAAGGCCCACGATGTTACCTTTTCGCAAAAACCCAATAATACCTTGGTCGGCAAAACCGGATGCAAGCTGTGTGAATCGGAGAAGCGAAAAAATTCAAGCCCCTTCCGGTACACGACCGCCGAATATTTAGAAAAATGCCGCGCTGTCCATGGGGATAGGTACGATTATTCAAAGACCGAATACTCCTCGGCACATACACCGGTCACTATAACGTGCGCTATACATGGCGATTTCTACCAGATAGCTAGGCTGCACCACAAAGGTTGCGGATGCCCCACTTGCGGGGACATGAGCTCAAAGTCCAAGCAGCGGGATAGCCAAGATGAGTTTGCGGCCGCCGGCAAAGCGGTTCACGGTGAGCGGTACGATTACTCCCAGGGGGATTACAAAGGCAACCTGATGCCATACAAAATAATCTGCGAAACTCACGGAGAGTTTTGGCAGACGCCCAAGGACCATAAGCAGGGTAGAGGGTGCCAAAAGTGCGGTTACGCAGGGCCATCTAAGCCAGAATTAGAGATAGCGGAGTTTGTCAGGACCCTGGGCTTCGAGGTGAGTAACGGGGACCGCCAACTTATAGCGCCCATGGAGTTAGATATCGTGGTAGAAGCCGCCAACCTAGCCGTCGAGTACCACGGGCTGTATTACCACTCTGAAAAATTTATAGACAGAAACTACCACCTTGATAAGTTAAAACTTTGCGAAGCGAAAGGTATAGACCTGATACAGGTATTCGAGGACGAGTGGGACGACCCTAGTAAACGTGAGATAGTTAAGTCCATAATCGCCTCCCGGCTGGGAAGCGCCCCACGTAAAATTTTTGCGCGCAAAACAAAAACCGTCAAAGTAACCGCCAAAGAAGCGCGGGACTTTCTAAATGCCAACCACATTCAAGGTTTCGCGGCTTCTGCGGCATATTATGGGTTAAGACTGCCGGACGGAGAGCTCGTCAGCTTAATGCTGTTAACCCCGCCTAGAAAAGGCATAACGGTCAGCAAAGTAGAATACGATCTGGAATTGGTACGATTTGCGTCCCTGAAAAACACCTCCGTCGTAGGAGGATTCTCCAAGCTATTGAAGGAAGCCGGCGGAAAAAAGGTAGTGACGTATTGCGATAGGCGGCTGTTCAACGCCAAAGGGTACGAAGCGGTCGGGTTTAAAAAAGTAAGGTTCAACCCACCGGAATACTACTACACCAAGTCCAGAAGCGGTAGGCTATCCAGGCTAGGCTACCAGAAAAAATATTTAGCCGATAAATTGGAAGCATTCGATCCTGAAAAAACGGAGCATCAAAATATGCTTGATAACGGGTATTACCGAGTATATGGGTGCGGTACTGTGACTTTAACCCTTAATAGCCAGCCAAAATAGCCTATATGTCAAAAAAGCTTACTACTGAAGAGTTTATACTTCGCGCTAGAGCCATTCACGGCGATAGGTACGATTTCTCTAAAACGAAATACGGCAGTGCGCATGAACAGGTAACCGTTACCTGCAAGGTTCACGGGGATATTCAAACTAGGCCTGCCAATTTTTTATCCGGGAAAGGGTGCAGACATTGCGGCCGCGTCATTGCGGCTGAATCACAGGCCAATACTACCGCCGGTTTTATTGAAGTGGCAAAATCAAAACATGGGGATAGGTACGACTACAGTAGGACCGACTATAAAGGGGCCACACGAAAAGTCGTTATAGGGTGCGTTGCCCATGGGTACTTTTTACAGACCCCGCAGAACCATTTGCAAAACAATGGGTGTAAACAGTGTGGGTTAGAGGCTCGGGCTTTGACTAGGATGATGACAAATGAAGAGTTTATCCGGAGGGCTAAAATTATCCACGGGGATAGGTATTCGTATTCTCGAGTTGAATACCAAGGCGTTTTTAAAAAAGTAGAGATTCTGTGCCAGGACCACGGATATTTTTCGCAAACGCCAGATAGACATCTGGCTGGGTGCGGTTGTTCTGGGTGTGCGGCTGTAGGACCATCTTTGCCAGAACTTGAACTTCTGGATTTTGTAAGAACACTGGATCCGGATGTGGAAGGCTCTAACCGCTCAGTTATAGGAAATCTTGAGCTGGATATTTTCTCAGCCAAGCATCGAATTGCAGTAGAATTTCACGGACTATATTACCACTCTGACAAATTCAGACCGGCTAACTACCACCTGGATAAGCTAAAATTGTGCCAAACCGAAGGCATAGACCTCATTCAGGTATTTGAAGACGAATGGGCAGATCCAATTAAGCGCAGGATAGTGGAGTCGATAATCCAGTCTCGTTTTTGGCGGTATTCCAACAGGATAGCTGCCAGAAAAACGGAAAAACGCAAGGTAAGCGCCAAAGAAGCCAGGGCTTTCCTCACCGACAACCATATCCAGGGGTTTACCCCCGCAGACCACTACGACGGGCTATACTCCAAAGGGGAGCTGGTAAGCCTTATGCTAATGTCAAAGCCTAGAGCGGCCATAACCAAAGCCAAATCGAAGTATGATCTCGAGTTGGTAAGATTTGCTTCTAAGCTCAATACGCAAGTGCAAGGAGGATTTACCAAACTATTGAAGCCCTACCAGGATAGAAGCATAGTTACGTACTGTGATCGCCGAGTATTCAACGCAAAAGGGTACGAGAAGTGCGGCTTTGTTAAAATGCGTAATAATGCGCCAGAGTATTACTACACAAAAGGAGGCAAACGTTTTTCAAGGTATGGGTTTCAGCGTAGTAAGTTGGCAAGTAAACTTAAAGAGTTCGATCCGGCATTAACCGAGCGAGAGAACATGCTATATAACGGGTATCACCGTATATACGGATGTGGAACGACTACCTTTGCCCTAAATGGACAAAATGCCTCTTAGCGTGATATATGCTATGCCTTAACCGAGGTGTAGCATATGGCCGTTATTCCAAAACCCCCTAAAAATAAAGTTCAGAGTGTTACCGTCACTTACGACGCGCTACTACAGCGCGCCCGAGGCGGCCCTGAAGAAGCGTACCCAACTTACATTTTTGGAGCGGATAGAAAAACTTTTTGGAATACCTTCCAGGGAGGAGGGACATATGACAAGCCTGTGGTAGTTAACCCCGATGGAACGACTACCCATCTCCCTGATCCTGACCTTGTATCCCAGAATCCATGAGAAAAACCATAACTTTTACCGCCCACATACATTTACCAGACGACTGCAAGTATTTCGACGACGGCACCGTAGTGCCAGCGCTTAGAGAGGCCTTCGGGGTCATGATGGCCAGAGGTCTGATGGATCAGTCGTATAACCCCGCGCCGCATCTACCTTTCGAGCCTACGTCAGACGGCAGCGTATCGAGGTACAACGACGGCAACTTTGACGTGTCTGAGTTGACAGGATTCACAGGCACGGTCGACAACGCCATCCCTATTCGCATCGCCATAACCGCTATTGCAGGGTGAAGCCGTTGACCGTACTTTGGCAGATAAATCTGGAGCACCAAGATACTTCGGAAGAAAACATACGGAATTTAGTAGCCAGGATATTCGAAGAATTCAAGAAAACCCACTATTGCCGCCCTAGGCGGATACTGCTGGCCGCCAACGGTCCAGGAGCGGTAGTCGGGGAAGCTTTGATAGCCAGGGGATTACCGGTTCGAATTGTCAGCCCGTCAGAGTGGCGACAGTTGGTGGACCCGCTTATTGACGGCCCATCGCAACACGGCGAAACCTGTTTGTAATTTAATTTTAGGAGGAGAACAATGTCAGAATTTATTAACCCGAAAGACCCCGTGGTAGAAAAGACCCCGGAAGCCTGGACATCCGAGCAAGAGATGTTGGCCAAGGACGCCTTGGTGGTGCTCAAGCGGCATTACAAGGACTACAAGTGGGGGATCGAGTTTTCAGAGAACGTAGGCAACAGCCTGGGCGTAATGATCATCCGATTATTGGATGTCCCGACTGACACATGCTACGTTATCAACCCCAAAGATATCGATCGGGATAGGTTGACGGTAGTGATGCGCGCCGGCGGCGAGATGTTGGAGGCTTTGGGTTTACGAGTGGGCCGCGCCCGCGGTGACGATGTTCGCGGATTGAAACGCACCCCTGCAGGATTAATCGTGCCAGATTTTGACGCAGTGCCCGTTAATAACCCTGGGTACGCTAAAATTAAACTCGACTTCATGAAGCTTAAAAATGGCTAATAGAGTTAAACTTCCAAGCAAAGAATACTTAGACGCATGCCTATCGTACAACAAAGATACGGGGGAGCTAATATGGCGGCAGCGCCCGGTAGAACATTTTAAAAGCTATTTTGCCAGCAGGTGTTTTAACGGGCAATACGCTGGAACTGTAGCGGGATACCCTAATTGGAAAGGGCATATAACTATTTTCTTAGGTAAAAAGGCGTACTACGCCCATCGAATTATATGGAAGATGGTTACTGGAGAAGATCCTGTGGATGAAATAGACCACATAGACGGTGTAAAAAGCGATAATAGCCTAAAAAATCTTAGGCAGGCCACAGGGGCCCAAAACCAGCGAAACCGTACAAAATATAAGTCTAACTCTACCGGATTTAAGGGGGTTAGCTTAGACAGGGCTAAGGATAAATACGTGGCTCAGATATCAGTAGACGGTAAAAATATGCATATAGGGTATTTCGATAGCCCAGAGAAGGCATATGCCGCGTATTGCGAAAAGGCAAGAGTACTACACGGTGCTTTTGCTAACGTGAAATAACCAAACAAGCTGAACAGGTAAAACGCTATGGCGCTAAAAGACCCAATGTACCCCCAACCTTCCCTAGCTGGGGGCGAATATAAACCGTCCGGTGTCGGCGGAGCGCCTATCGTAAACTCCGTTGATACCGTCGGTCAGGGCACGCAATTAGAGGCTAAACCGGCGTCTGCGGTTGGGATAGGAGCGGCCAATACGGACTGGCTTAGTATGGCCAGGAATGCCTATGATTCCTCCGAGAATTGGCTGCAAGTTAATCAGCGCGCTATATGGGCCAGAAACTTTGCCCACTATCGCTCTGAGCATGCGCCCGACTCACCTATCTTGGCGGACGTCAATCGCCACCGACCTAAGCACTTTTGGCCGCGTACCAGAACGCTGGTGCGCACCATTCAAGCCGCGGCGGCCTCGGCCTATTTCTCCAGCTCCGACGTCGTTGTCGTAGAGGCAGAAGATCAGGACGACAAACTGCAAAATTCTGCCGCCAAGCTGATGAAAGAGCTTTTGAACTATAGGCTAAGCAAGACTGTGCCCTGGTACAAAATTGTACTGGGCGGGGTGGCCGAGGCGGCCGTTTTAGGCACCGTGGCCTCGCACCAATCCTGGGAGTACAAAGAGGTCGAAGAAGTAGTCGGCCATGAGTACGACGAATTTACCGGCCGCACCTACGAGCTGTACAAAACGGTTGTCACGTTGGACAAGCCCAGAGTGCGGATAGTGCCAGCGGAAAACATCCGCATGTCCCCAGCGGCCGATTGGCTCGACCCGGCTAACTCTACCCCCTACTTAATCGAGCTTCTGCCGATGTACCTCGGCGAAGTTATGGACAAGATCCGCTCTGGAAAAGATTCCAAGAGCGGAGAGCCTTCTTGGCGCGATATCGGCGAATCCATGTTGATATCAGCCGGAAATCGAGACAACCTCGATACGACCCGCAGGGCCCGATCCGGCGCTAGACGATTAGACCCCAAGTCGAACATGATGGAGTCCGTCGACGAATTTCGCGTTATATGGATCCACAGAAACATTATTAGGCACGACGGGGTCGACTGGCTGTATTACACCGCCGGTACGTCGGTCATGTTGTCGGAGCCCGTTAGGCTGGACAACATCATCCCCTGGGCAGAGGGCAAGCGCGATTACGTACTGGGCCAGCTCGAGGTAGAAACAGATCGCCCCTATCCGTCAGGCCCGGTAGAGCTCATCTCCGGCATGCAAAAAGCCGTCAACGAGTTAAAAAACCAACGCTACGAAAACGTCAGACAAGTGCTGAACCGCCGGTACCTATACCGCGCCGGCAATCAGGTAGATGTCAGGGCGCTGTCGCGTAATGTCCCCGGCGGATTGGTAGGTATCAGCGCGCCCGGAGATTTGGGAAGCCACGTCAAGGCGCTGGACACCCCAGACGTAACAGGCTCGGCATATCAGGAGGAAGACCGCATCAATCTGGCCATGGACGACCTTTCAGGATCGACCACGGGCGCCACGGTCCAGGCCAACCGCAAATTGAACGAAACCGTAGGCGGCATGAACCTGATGAGCGAGTCCGCCAATCAGGTACGGGAGATGGAGCTTAGGACGTTTACAGAGTCTTGGATGGAGCCCGTTCTGACGCAACTGGTGCAGTTGGAGGCGTATTACGAATCCGACGCTGTCGCACTGACTGTCGCCTCCAAAAAAGCCGGGATCCGTAAGATTCTGAAGGATTTTTTCAACTACAGGTTCGCGGTATCGGTTAACGTCGGTATGGGCGCCGTCAGCCCTACGCAGCGCATGCAAAAATTAATCGGCGCGGTATCTACCGTGCTGCAGACCGTTCCTGGCGCTGACATAGCGGCGGAAGGCGAAGAGATCGCGCAAGAGATCATGTCCACGGCAGGATACGACAACGGATCCAGGTTTTTCAACTTTGCCAGGGCCAAACAAGTTCAAGCCAAGTTGGAGCAAGAAGGCGATCCGAAAGTGCAATTGGCCCGCGAGCAAATGCAAGCCAAAGCGCAAACGGAACAGACAAAACTGGAGATCGAAAACGGCAAACTGCAATTGTCGCAAGCAAAATTGGAGCAAGACAACCAAAAACTCCAAGCGCAGTACCTGGAAATGCAGGCCAAAATAGCCCTTATGGAAGCGCAAACGGTGAACACCAAGGCCATGGCAGTCAACGCCAACGTCACTGCGGTGTACGAGGCCAGCCAAGCCGCGGGTGTGGCGGTGCAGAACGCACACATCGCCCCTATTACGGACGGCATCTTGCGTAGCGCAGGTTTTGAAGACAAGGACGGGGGTACAGTAGTGCCTGAAATCCCACCGGAAGCGCTGGCCGCCCCTACCGTTGAAACGGCCCCTGAAAACCCTCACCCTAACTTTCCACCTAGACCTCAATCCGCGAATACAGGTATACTTAAAGGGATTGAGACACCACAACTAGGAGGATAGTGTGACTAAAGACGAAGAAAAAACGGCCGAGGCGCTATTGGCGTCAATAGTGGCCGCCGCGCCCTGGGACGGTCCTGATGTAGAAGAGCAAGCTGAGGTGTCCGATGACTGATACAGCCAACATATACGCCGCGGATCCGCAAATGAAGGCCGTAGCGCTTGGCCTGGACGCCCAGCACTTTATCGAGCACACCTCTTTGGGCCGGCATTTAATCGACAGAGCGCACGCCTGCCGAGTCGAGGCTTTGGAGGGACTCGCCACAGTGAACCCGGCAGACCTGATGGCCATAAGAACGCTACAGAACAAAGCCCTAATACCGGATTTGTTCTTGCAGTGGCTGGATGAGGCGATAGCCGACGGCATTGCCACAGAGGAAACGATTCGACTGTCAGAGCAGTTCGAATAATCAAATTTTTGGGGGAGAGTATGACAAAAATGCGCGCTAAAATGCGTTTGGTAGAGATATCACGCAGCCAAACAACGATAAGTGAAGGCCTTATGTTCAGGGTGGTACCCTTGGATCAAAGCTATCCGCCAGACGGATCGGACGAAAATAACAGCTTTGCCAAGTGGACACCCTCCGCGGAGCTGAAAATGGTAATTACCAACCCAGAACTTGTCGGAACCTTCACCATTGGCGAGGAATATTACCTAGACTTCACCAAAGCTTAGTTTTACACAACAGAGAGGAGACATCTCAATGACTAAATCGGACCTGATAACGGCCCTATCTGATAGAACCCAAATCACCAAAAAGGATACCGAGCTTTTTCTGGGATCCTTAGCTGATATTGGCGCCAAGGAATTGAAAAGTTCAGGCGAGTTTTCCCTGCCGGGTTTTGGTAAACTCGAAGTGGTAGAGCGCGCAGCTAGAGTGGGAAGAAATCCCCGCACAGGCGAAAGTGTCAGTATCCCTGCCACTCAAAACTTGAAATTCAAGATCACGAAGGTTCTGAAAGATAGTATTAATTGATTTTTTCAGCCTTGTGAAAACCGAAACCTCGTGCTCAAGTATTTGACACGGGGTTTTTTATTTGCTATTGAACAATAGCATCATGCTACCGCCGAGAGGCGATATAGAATCCATAGTAGGAACTCCACATGGCAAAGATTACAGATTCAATGAAAGACGGCGAGACAGCGGCACCGGCTTTCGATAAACCGAAACCCGATTACGAAAAAGACCCCAACAACCAAGCGCGCAAACGTGCTGCTAAACGGTCTGGTAATCGCAACGCCGGTAAACCCGTAGACGCGATGGAAGATGCGGCACCGGAAGTAGAAGCTGTAGCACCCGAAGCACCCGAAGCTGCACCAGAAGGCGGTATCGTAAAAGAAGCGGAAGTAGAATTGGCCGAGGCCAAAACTGAAGAAGCCTCCGAAAACGAAACCCCTGCTGAAGAAACAGCCGAAACTCCTGCTGAAGAAACAGCCGAAACCCCCGCAGAAGAAACTCCTGCTCCCGCTGAAGAAGCGCCAGCAGAAGAATCCTCCGAAGCCCCAGGCGAGTACCAAGCGCCAGAAGGCGAATCGCACGGCGATCTGGTCAATAAGTACCATGAAGCTATCGCGTACGGTGACGTGGCGCAGGCAAATGAGCTGTACAAACAGCTTCAAGAGCACCGGTACCATGAAAACAAACACCGCGGAGTGGCAGACGCCGCCAGCGAAGCCGAAGCCAGAGAACATCTGGCCGTGGCTAAAGCCTTGGCCGCTAAGCACCCAGAGTTGAACGAAGACGGCTTGGCGGCAGACAAAGTGCTGGCCCTGGCCGAGATTTACCGAAATAATGGTGAAAAGCCGGCTGCTGCTTTGAAACAGGCCGTTGCGGACTTGTACCCAGAAAACCCCGTTGGCAATCTTGAAGCTGAAGTTCCGCCAGCAGAGCCCGAAGCAGCGGCAGAGGTACCGTCCTCGCCTGCAGAAGAGCCTGCCGCGGAAGCCCCAGAAGCAGCGTCGGAAGAGACAGCCGCCGCCAACGAACCTATTCCAGGCATGGAAGAGCGTAACCTCAGAAAACGCGCAATCGCAGAAGTTCCTTCTGCATCTGCCCGCAATGAGCCGGCTCCACCACCTGAAAAACCAACTCGTTCCAGCGCTATCGAGAAGATGAAAGCTGCACGGGGTCAAAAGTAGTACCCAACCAGGGTCGGCCAGTGTCGACTCATGTAGTTAAACCCGCCGTGAGGCGGAACTAAACTCGCCGTGAGGCGTTATAGAAGGTGATTAAATATGAGTGGTCAAATCTGGTCGGTAGCTGACGAGGGCGGCTACATGTGGGCTCCAAACCTGTCAGAGTACCTGCGTTTGCAAAACTTGCCCGTTGTAAAATGGCGCCAGTTATGCGACGTGCGGGAAAACGATGCGGACGGCAAACCACTGGTTGGCAAAGGTCGTGGCGAAAAATGGTATTGGAACGTGTTTACCAAATTGTCTCAAAAAGGCAGAGCCTTGGACGAGACCGAAAGAATGCCAGAAACTGGCTTCAAAGTAACACAGTACTCAGGCACTATGACTGAGTATGGCCAAGCTGTACCTTACACCGGTAAATTGGACGATCTGTCTGAGCAACCTATCAAAGAAATTATTCGCAAGTTGCTGAAAATCGACGTAGCGGAAACCTTTGACGTGGCGGCTTACACCCAGTTCGACCAAACTCCTTTGTGGGTTCAAGCGACAGGCGGCACCAGCACAACTGCTGTTACTACCGGTACTGACGGCATTCCATCAGTAACCAACAACATCGCTTTTGGCAAAGGCCACGTCGAGCCTATTGCAACTTTCATGAAAGAACGCGGTATCCCTGCGTACGAAGCTGGCGACTACTTAGCTGTAGGCCGTCCTTCTACTTTCATCCAGTTGAAATCTGACTTGGAAGGTATTCAAACCTACACCGAAACTGGCCTAGCCCAGATCAAAAACGGTGAGATCGGTAGATACCGCGGCATTCGCTTCATCGAGCAGACTCACATCCCTGCCGGTGGCGCGCAAGACTCCACTACTTTCAACCCACAAACCGGCACTGCCGACGTGTGGAACAACGCTAAATCCGACTGGGTTTACTTCATGGGCGCCGATACTGTTGCAGAAGGTATCGCGATTCCTGAAGAGATCCGCGGTAAGATCCCAGACGATTACGGCCGTGGCCGTGGTATCGCATGGTATGCGTTGGAAGGTTTTGGCTTGAGCCATCCAAATGCCGCTGATGCCCGTGTTGTTAAATGGGATTCAGCCGCTTAATAGCGGGTGTAATCGGCGGGTGTAGCAGCCCGCTTATTCCAATCAGATTTTTATAGGACGACCAAAATGGCGTACACAAATCCAAAATCGGTAACTTACACCAGAACCATCACTACCGGTTCTAACACAACTTGGGAAATTGCGCCGCCTTTAGGTGCCACCCAAGCCCGTGTATCAGGCATTAGCGTGTCTGCTACTACCACATGGACCAACACCACCACAGGCGGTCTGGTCACTGTCGGTATCCCTAGCAATACCGCTATTATGGGCTCTTTGAACCTGGGCACTACCGCTTCCGGTAGCGCCGTCGGTTTCAACACCCAATTTAACAAAAACGTCAACCCTCTGGTACCCGTGGTAGACTTGACTGGCACATCTAACCCATCTGCCATCTCGACTTTCACACCGGCAGTAGAGGCATTGGGCCCAGTTCAGATTACCTTCACTTCACCTACAGGCGGCTCACCAGCCGGCGCAGGTATCGCTGAAGTAACCATCGACTGGTTCTAAGCAACATTTATCCGCCGGGTGACCGGCGAATACTTTTACCTGATAACAGGAGATTGAAATGGGTAGTTCACCAATGAAAGGCGGCGTCCACGATTTTAACACCGACGAATCCAACAGCATGCAGGATTCACGCAGCTTTCCTAACTCTGGCCTGTCGGCTGGCGTAGAAAGCGGTTTGTCTTCTGTTGAACGAAACAAACGTGGCGCTTTGCAAGCGCAACAAGAAACTCACGGCGCTGTTTTCCGTCAAGATTCAGTAGATGAATCTGCCGGTTCAGACAACGGCAAAAGCTTCAAGTTTCGGTACTAAGCAATGGATATCGCGATTCTGGGTAGCGGAGTTGCGGGCGACGGGGCGGGTGAAACCGCCTCAGACCACGAATTGTCGCTAGAATCCGGCTATATCGACGGCGGAAGCGCCTCTGCCCCGGTCGGGGTTGGGTGGTATGACACGTCGAAAGAAACCGATTACGGTCACGGAAACCGCTATAGTAACGAGGAAACTCGCTTTATGGCCCGTGTACCTTCCAAACACAAGTAGGAGGAAGCATGGCTGAAGTAACTTTAGATAGATCACGGCATTTCGCCGTAATTTACGGAGCGGTAGACAATGGCGCGGTATATCACCAAGATGGTATCGACTTTCGCGGCGACGGTACGCCTATTGGCGACTTCGATTCTGAAGATAGCGCTGAAGACGAAGCGGTGGTAGAGGCTGATAAGCCAGCTACCAGAGCTAAAGCGCCAAAAAAACCAAAGGCGGAGGACTTACCTCCTGTCGATACGACTATCGAGCTGCCTCCAGTAGACAGCAACGCTGATTCAGCGGACGACTTGGTTTAAAACATTTTCAAAACGCCGTAAAATGCCAGCTTAATTAGCCCGGTGTGAGCCGGGATCAAACCCATAGGACCCCACCGTGCTAACGCTTGCAGACATAATTCGCAGAACCCGATCAAGATTAGACGACGTCAAGAAGCCTTATCTGTGGTCGGAGCAAGAGTTGCTTGATTATATTAACGACACGTTAAAAGACGCCAGCATACGCGCAAACCTCGTCATCCAAGACGATATCCAGATCCCCTTTAAGCAAAACACCGATCTTACCTGGAAATCCAAATACAATTTGGCCAGTGGCGTCCTAGACGTGCAGTCCATACGCTTAGCATCCCAGCCCACCTATACGTTGCTGCGCACCAGTATGCGCAGGCAAGAGCAGTACTATGGCGGTCGACCTATCCAAGAAGGTACCCCTTGGGCCTACGCCCTTGACAAGACTCAAGCAGGAACAGGCTTCGATGCCGGCATATTTGTCAGAGCGGTAACTTTTATAGGCACCCCGTTGGAGGCCGACGCAGCCCTGATTGACATTGTCAGACTTCCAGAGGATCTGGAAGCTTTGGAGGATGTACCTGAAATAGACGAGATATGGCACCCCGATTTAATTTACGGCGTAACCTCTTTGGCGTACCTGAAAAGGGACGCAGATACTTTTGACCCGAAACGGTCGGCCAGAGATGACGCGCTGTTCGAAGCTAGATTCGGCCCCCGATTGCCTGCCGTCGTGTTTCGCGAAAGACAAATGGAAGTTCCTTTTGAAATGATAGTAGGGTGAAAAAGTGATGGAAACCTCTGAAGAGCGCCGAAAAAATGACGTCAGGATAGCGGTTTTAGAAGAACAGGTTAGGCAGCTCCGCGCGGGCTGCGATACTAAAGAACGCAAGCTTGAGACTTTACAGGCTTTTCAAAACAAAGCTATAGGGTACGCCTTAGCGGCCAGCGCCGCCGTATCCATAGCCGCCCAAATGTTGGAATCGGGAGGCATAAAATGATAACAGCGATCATATACCTTGTAGTAGGGGTACTTTTCATGACCGTATCGAAAGTCCATTTTAACGCAGTATTGCGAAGCTTTAAATGCAGCCACCCAGAGGATCCTAAAAACGCTGCAGAATACAGACGTAAAAAGCCTTATACGCTATAATCCTTCTGGTAAAAGGCTAAACACCCCACATTAAAGGCCGTTAGAATGACGTCAGAGCAGCAGGCAGTATTAGAAGCGTTTATAGGGCGTGCGATTACGCAGGACGATGTCCTGGCGGTAGACACGTACTTAATAGACCCAGATAACCGAAACGATGTGGCGGTACTTAACTTCGTAAACAGTGCCCTACCCTCACAGGTCGGGACGCTATCGGTAGACGATGTTTTCGACCAACTGTATACCACTGGCGACTACGTTACGCTGAAACAGGCGCACCTCCAAGGGAATCCTGTGGCGGCTCTGGCCTTTTCCGCACTCTACGACGCGAAGCAGATTGGCAAGAACCAAGTAAATTTCGCGATGCCGCTGACGCAAGCACTGATGACCCAGCTCGTAACGGCGGGGCTAATGACCGCAGAAGGCAGGCAAGCGCTGGAAACACGGGCTACGCAGAAGGTAGAAGAAGTCACGCTCGACGCGCTGTCCCGAGCACTTAACATCGCTGAAGGAAGGATGGTGCTCTAATGGCCAACGAAACCATTGTAAAACTCGGCACAGAGAAGACATTAGAGGCCAGCGGTGCGTCTATCACTAATAACAGTGTGGCGCAAGCCAACGACGCCACGTACTCCATCTCTGCAGACGGCGCGTACTACCCTGACGCGAGGTTTGTTATCAGCGCTACCTTTGGCACTGCGCCGACGGAAAACACGCTGTTGTCGCTCTACGCCCGCCCACTTGATGTGGATGGCACGAACGACACTGAGGTGCCAGATGCTACAAGGCCTACCGTGTACATTGGCGCCTTCACCGTCAACAACGTGACGACTGCGCAGTACATAACACTGACGGCCTACGATGTACCGTGGTTGGCGGAGTACTATATCCACAACAACGGCACGGGCCAAACCGTGTCTGCCGGATGGACCCTTAAAGTCACCCCATTCACTTTGGCGCCTGCGTAATGCCGCTGGTAGTTCGACGAGGGCACAGAGCCGTACAGCCCAAAGCACCGGTCCAGCTACTTCCTATGTGGCAAGAGGTCATTACGTCGGCCTCACTTTGCACAGTCCCGCCTACGGTCGTATTCGACGAAGAGGGCAACGGGCCGTGGACTGCCGGCGGCGTTGCACCTACGCAGGTGCAGACACCTGGGGGGTACGCAGTAAAAAGTAACGGCACCACTGGGTATTTTATGCGCAACATAAACATAGACTATACCGTGGCAAAATTTCAGTGGTTAGCGGCGTCGTTTGTGGCGGACGTAGTTAGCACTACGCCGTCCGTTGTCTATAGTATTGCATCCAATGGCGCCAACTCAAACGCAGGCAACAACATCGCTATAGGGACAGGCACTGTCGCCGCTATAATAGGGCAGTTCAGACGGTTCGACGGCACAGGCGGTATTCTTAACATTGTCGGACCCACCGCAGAAGTAGGGAAAGTGTACAACGTGGTGTGGGTGGCCCCCACAACCAACCCGGTTGACGCGTTTATGTACGTCAACGGCACTAGGTATATTGGCGCCACTACTTCCGCGAACGGCACAGGGTCCGTTATTACATATGAAAGCGTTTGCGGATCTCGCCGCGCCCCCAGCACCTTCACAAACCCCTCCGCCAATCCAGTAATGATGTTGTGCAGAGGATACGGAAAGCTACCAGAACAACTCGCAAGACGACTATCTGAAAACCCTTGGCAGATATTCGGGGCCAAGCGGAAATTAGTAGGCCTTATCGTACCGTCCGTACAACTGCTTGTGCCTGCGTCCGACATAACCACTGGCACCTGGGCGCCTTCTACCGGCGCGACTTTGTTTGGGGTGTTGGACGAGACTACCGCCGATAGCGCGGACTACATCTTCACCACGGCCAACAGCGATTACGCAGAAGTTAAGCTTAATTCTGCTACGGACCCTTTAGTAAGTACCGGACATATATTAAACTACTGGATAGAACCTGGATCTGGCAGCATCACAGTGGCCCTTAAACAGGGGGCAACAACAATCGCCAGTTGGACGCACACCCTAACTGGCAGCGTACAAAATATTTCCCAGACGCTAACCGGTACTCAGGCCGACTCGATAACAGACTATACGGACATACGCGTCAGCGTGCTGTCTGGAACGTAGGAGCTAACATGCCAGTTCAACACGTATTCTCGAACACCGTAGCGGACGGCACGAACTCAAGCATCGTACGCCCCTCCGACTGGAATTCGTTCCATAACCAGCTAATGACGATCTCCGGCAACACCGCTGGACAGTCGTCTATAAGCGGGACCAACATTGTTTTTGCAGGCGGCGACGGCGTCACGCTGTCCGCGTCGACCGCGGCCGGCGCGGCGACCATAAGCGTCAATGTAAATACCGCACCAGATTTAATAGCTATTGTAGGGAATACATCTGGAACAGCTTCTACTTTTACCGGAGATACTTTTTATCTATCTGGTGGAAATAATATAACACTATCCAATAATGCCGGAACAATTGCTATACATGGAAATGATGGGGGAGGATTGCCACAAATTGCACAATCTTACGGTACTCAAGGAGCTACTGCTACAAGTTCAATAGGACATAGATCATTGTATATAGCTTATTGCCCTATCCAAGATAATATTAGTGTAAACAGATTAGATCAATATGGAAGTATTGGTCATGCTGCGACTACATCTTTTACAACTTCTACAGCAGGAAATACATCAGTATCAGCCGCCGCAGTTAACTCTTGGACTTTTGGTAAAACATTAGGCTTGTATGTTTTAGGTTCCGGAACAAATTCTACTAGATTAGAGTCTATTAGCGGTTCTACTTCTATGTCTATTGGTGCTACAAAAGGATATTCTTATTCTTTTAGCATAAGTTCAAATTCTGCTACTCACGGAGCTACTAATGGGCTTTCTATTGCTGTAGTTAGATCAATTGATTTATCAGGAAATGCTACTTATTCTACAATACCTTTTACATCTACAGCTAGTAATACAGCTTCTTCTGCTGCGGTTATAACTACCACTACTGGTACTACTTCAGTACAATTAACTATATCTGGTGGATTACAAGGTCAGAAACTTATAGTACATCCTTGGGCTACTACTTTAACACCTGGAGGATATTGGGTTGCGCAGATACATCAATCTAGTTCTACTAGTGTAGGAACTAACTCTACAGTAATGTCTGTAAATCAAATATTAATGTCAACAGGATCAAGAGGAGGTGTAGGTCATCTATTTTCACAAGCTGATCTTTCCAATAGCCATATATTTCCTAATGGTGTTTATAGTGCAACTACTTTATCTTTACCTTCTACAATAAATTTTACACAAATATCTGCATTTGGCTCCCAATACACTATTCCAGGTATTTTTATGCGTGCTTCTTTATCTTAATATAACTTATGCAACCACAAATAATCAGCAGTTATGACGGAGGGGCTCATAACGCAGATTTGGATAAAACCATATCGCGTTTGACCGCTGACAAATCTTACAAAGACCTATCGTGCATCCAGATCGTGCCGTGCTTTGGGCAAATACCCACAAAAGCCGTCGCCTCATGGATGAACATGTACGCGCCCCCCAACGCCAAGTTTACTCGGCTGTGGGCGGTAGGCATGGAGGTAGGCAAAGCTTTCAGCTCGGCTATCGAGAGTATCTTGGCCCACCCAGACTTGTCTAAGTGGAAGTACATCATAACGCTTGAGCATGACAATACCCCGCCGGCTGACGGGATAGTCAAATTATTGACGCGGATGGAGGAGCACCCGGAGTACGCCTGCATCGGCGGTCTGTATTACACGCAAGGTCCAGGGGGGTGCGCACAGATTTGGGGTGACCCCAAAGACCCTGTGATAAATTTTCGCCCGCAGCGCCCGGATCCTAACGGAGGGCTGGTAGAGTGCGTAGGTACCGGCATGGGTTTCAACGCGTGGCGGTTGGACATGTTCAAAGATGAGCGCCTTAGAAAGCCGTGGTTTGTAACCCAGACCGAAAATGGGTGTGCCACGCAAGATTTGTACTTCTGGAACGACGCCAGAAAGTACGGCTATCGCTGCGCTATCGATTGCTCAGTGAAAGTAGGGCACTATGATTTAACGGGGGCCCGCGGAGGGATCCCTGATTATACGTGGTGACCTACACGCTTGAGAGTTACGTATATTAGGCTGATAGAAACCTTAAACATTTCGGCTAGGCTTCTAACGTCGTGAGCATTTTTATATAAAGCGTATATTTCTAGTTCTTGGGTTAGAGTTAGTTTTTTGTTGGTGGAAATTACAGAAGATAAAGGTCCGAATTTTCCAAATGGATTCCTGGCTGGAGTATGATGCAGGATAGTATGGCGGCCGTTACTGGGGCACAATTCTAGGTTGGATATGGAGTTGTTTAATTTGTTTGAATCTTTGTGGTGAACGCATTCTTGCTTAGACAATAGCCGGCCTAAATGGGCCTCCATAACTAATCTGTGTTCGCACACATAACCTAATTTCGTAGCATTAGGGTGGGATGGGCTATATACATACACGTACCCGTCAACTATTACGGATCCGCCGCGCCATTTAGGGTTTAGATTACCTGTTCTAACGTAGCATTTAGCAGAACAGTAGTATAGTTTTTGAGAAGGGGGAGCCGTATAGGTACACCCACATGTTTTACATACTTTTAACGCCATAAGAGAGGAAATGGATGAGTGATATAATTGAAAGACCTAAGTCTATCACAAGATTGGACATCGGATGTGGACCTAACAAACGCGAAGGCTTTGTAGGCGTAGACCAGTATGATATGCCGAACGTCGACGTTGTACTCAACGTCGTAGAGAAGGGAGAAAACGGGACTTTTAAAAGATGGCCGTGGGAGGACAACTCTGTAGACGAGATACATACATCGCACTTCATAGAGCACCTGACAGCACTCGAGCGCATACACTTCGTTAACGAGGCATACCGAGTGTTGAAGCCCGGGGGCTCTGTCACGATTATCACCCCGCATTGGGCCAGCAATAGGGCCTATGGCGATCTTACCCACCAATGGCCCCCTGTTGCCGAGATGTGGTACTACTACTTGAAGCAAGAGTGGCGGGACACTAACGCCCCCCACAACGACATCAAGTGGAATCCGCTCGGGTATTCTTGCGATTTCGACGCGACCTGGGGATATTCATATTCTCCAGATTTAGCCGTTAGGCACCCTGATCATGTACAATTCGCGTTAGCAAATTATAAAGAAGCCGCGCAGGATCTCCATGCCACGCTGACTAAACCTAAACCTCCTGAGGATTAATACATGGCCGCTGGATTTCAGTCAGATGCGTTTCAGACGGATGCGTTTCAGACTGACGCCGCGGGCACAACAACACTCACAGGAATAGCAATTACGGCCTCGCCCGGGGCCGTTACTGCAGGTAGCTCTACCACGCTTACCGGCGCCGCTGCAGCTACTTCAACAGGTGCTACCACCGCAACACTGTCGATAGGCCTTACCGGGCTGGCGGTGACGTCTTCTACCGGGGCGTTAACGGCGACAAACGCCTCCGCGCTTTCCGGTATAACGACAGCCGCCCTTCTAGGGGCATTAGTACCGGTAGAGGCATTAGCCTTATCAGGTAACGCCTCTGCGCTATCTTCAGGAACAGTTACCACCCTTAGCGCGCCTAGTTTAATCGGACAGGCAAGTGCGGTAACAACAGGCGCAACCGCGCCGACTTTAGACAGTTCCTTGACAGGATCTGCGGCTAGTGCCGCCACGGGCGCCCTCAGCGCTGACAGGACTGTACCCCTTACCGGCGCTAGCATTACTTCAGCGTCCGGTACCGTATCGCTGATAGCGATTGACGCCAAGGTTAGCTGGGTACAATTTCAAATACCTTACGCCGCACCCTCCGGAACCGTAGCGCTAACCGGCATAGCTTTAAACGCCTCGCAAGGCGCGTTATCGCCCTCCAATCAGGTGGCGACGACAGGAGCTACTGCCACTTTAAGTATAGGTACGGCTACCGCGGCTGAAAGCATAGCGGTTACAGGACAGTCTTCTGCGGCGGCAACAGGCACCGTCACCCCTACAGAATCGGTATCGCTAAACGGCGCCGCTATAACGGCCTCAGGGGGTGCAATATCAGGTACAGCCGCCGTTGGTGCGACAGGACAAGCGTCGGCGGCATCCGCCGGGACTGTTACGCCAGCGGACGCCGTTGCACTGACAGGCGCGCAAATAGCGACAGCCATAGGCTCTTTGACGCCGTCCACGGCCTTTACAGTAGCGCTGACTGGCATCGCCATAACGCCGGTAACCGGTACCGCCATACCTAACAACTCAACCGCTTTAACGGGACAGAGCGCCGCAACCTCTCAGGGCGTAGTATCGCCTCCCGGCAATACGGTCATTGCGCTTACAGGCTTGAGTTCTGCGGTATTGCAGGGCGCAGTAACCGGTACGTTCAGCTTTGCGCTTACGGGTCGATCGGCCACGTTCACTGCGGGTACGGTAGCTTACTTTGCAACGCCTACCGTAACCGGCGCGCAGATTTCTGTACTCCGGAAGGATCTATTCGCAACAGCCTCGAAAGCCATAGCGGGGCAGCTCTCTACGTCCGCCATAGGGTCGGTATTAGCAGCACTGGCAGGATTGCCGATAGGGCAATCGCTAGTGGTCGGCCAAGGCCAGAACGCCGTAGTTATCACCCGGACGCTTACAGGCGCCGCGGTAAGTACTAGCCAAGGCACCGTAGAGTTTACGCGGAACGATCTGGCCCTACCTCTGGTGGGGCAAGCCATAAACACCCAGCTTGGAAGAGTGGGGATAGGAGGCGGTACATGGGGGTATTCAACTCGGGTATACTTGGGCGATTCTCCCATAACCGTACTTCAGGTATAACACATGGCCGGCGATCCGTTTTACTCAAGCGTCAGTTTACTCCTACACTGCGACGGCACTAACGGCAGCACTACCTTCACTGACAACTCGCCTTCACCGAAAACGGTAACAGCGAACGGTAATGCGCAGATAAGTACAGCGCAGAGTCAATTTGGAGGGGCCAGCGCGCTTTTTGACGGTACGGGGGATTACCTTAGTACACCGTTCGATTCCGGGCTATCGATAGGAACGTCTGATTTCACAATAGAGTTTTTCGTATACCTAGCGGGGAATTCCGCGATAGATGGCGGCGGTGCTATGCGGGCATGCGTATGGTCCTCGTATAACTCTGGGGTAGCCGCGAATGGGTACGCCGTAATAATACACGGAACAAGCACCACCACCGGAGCCATCGGGGTATACCTAGACGTATATAACTCCTCTGTGGAAACTGTTATACAGACCGCAGCCGCACTGTCGCAAGGAGTGTGGCATCACATAGCCATATGCCGTTCTGGCTCAAACAACTACATATTTTACGACGGGGTGTCACAAACACTTTCTTCAAACACAGTAACCTCTTCTACGACCATAAACGTCCCTGCAACCCAAACAAGTTATGTAGGGCACACCCCGCTAACTAGCCTACCGTGGGATATTAACGGGTACATAGACGATTTCCGCATAACGAAAGGCGTTGCCAGATACACGGCCAATTTCACCCCTCCAACAGAAGCTTTCGGGAATTCACTAGGGGTTTACGGGCTGCCGGTGTCGGTGCTGCCCAGCGCCCAGCTCGATCCGTACTACGCCAACACCGTACTCTCGCTCCATTGCGACGGCGCTAACGGCAGCACTACCTTTACGGATACATCTCCTTCTCCGAAAACTGTGTCGGCGGTGGGCAACGCGCAGATAAGTACAGCACAAAGTCAATTCGGGGGCGCCAGCGCCCTATTTGATGGGACAGGGGACTACCTCACAATACCGTCAAACGCTGGGTGGCAATTTGGCGGTGGAGACTGGACTATAGAGGCGTGGATTTACAGGACGGTAGACACAGCTACGGGAGACATAATGGCCTGCCGAAACGCCGCCAGTACGCAACCGTTTTGGCTGTTGCGGCGTAATGCCGGAGGGGCTATAAGGTTCGACCATGTGAACACCGGGTCAGTAACGGTTACTGACGTAACAACTACGCAGACTACGGCCATAAACACCTGGAACCACGTAGCGGTGTGCAGAATTTCTGGCGTGGTAAGCATATACATCAACGGGGCGCTAGCCACGTTGACGGGTACGAACTCTACCACGGCATACGGGGCCTCGGCGGCGGCCCTGCTAATAGGGTCCGGGGACACCTCGGATTCTTGGGCCGGCAATATAGACGACGTCCGCATAACGAAAGGCGTTGCCAGATACACGGCCAATTTTACGCCGCCTACTGGCCCTAATCCAGATTCAACCTATCCTCTGACGGCAACCCCCACGCTCCCTCAGATCGGGCAAAGCATTACGGTTACGCCGACCACGCCGTATCTGCAGTTTGACCCTTACTACAGCAGTGTCAGCTTGCTGCTACACTGCAACGGGGCTAACGCTAGCACGACTTTTGTCGACCACTCTATCTCTCCTAAAACGGTAACAGGGGTAGGCAACGCGCAAATAAGTACTGCGCAAAGCAAGTTCGATGGGGCGAGCGCACTTTTTGACGGGTCGGGGGATTACATAGACGTCACAGATAACGCCGCACTAGAGCTTGGATCTGGAAATTTTACGTTAGAGGCGTGGATATACCCCACAGCTTTCGCCGCTAATAACGGGGGGACATTTAGCTCCACTATAATGTGTAAGTACACAGCGTCTAATCGGGCTTTCAACGTCTTCATATCGGGGACGTCTACCAGCTTTACCAGTTTAAACTTTGTGATATCCACCGACGGCGCTTTAGAGCAATCAACCATCACGGCGTCGACCACATTTTCGCTAAATACTTGGTATCACATAGCCGTAACAAGAGCCTCTGGAACATTGTACCTGTTCAGTAACGGGGTGCTTCTGAACACCGGCGGGACAGCGTATGCGCATACCGTGTTTAACGGCACCGCACCGGTACGGATAGGCGCCCTAGATTTCGACGCCACGTATAAAAGGTACTTCACGGGTAATATAGACGACGTCCGCATAACGAACGGAGTTGCTAGATACACGGCCAATTTTACGCCGCCAGCAGCCCCACTCCCCGATATGGGCGGGGTAGTGTTGGCAGGCATAATGGCGGTTTTCAGCGGAGGCGCAAGCCTCCCAAACAGCGCCGTACCTCAGGTAGGCCAAAGCTCAACCGCCTCGCAAGGGACTGTTGCGCAGCTAATATCGCAGGCCTTGGCAGGGTCAGCCGCCACCACTACCATAGGGTCTGCACTGTCGAATTCCGCCATCCCTCAGACTGGACAAGCGATTACCCTATCGAAAGGCACTTTTGCCGAAGTGCTTAACGGCTTGTTTTTTGCGCTTACCGGGCAGCAAACTACGCTTACGCCAGGGTCGACCAAAGCTGCGGTATCTGCGGCGCTTTCCGGAATATTCGCGACAGCGCAAAGCGGAGGGCTTACAGTATTCTCTGCTTCCGTGGCGGCGTTAACGGGGCTTTCCGTTTCGGCGGTACGAGGCGCCTTACAGGAGCTTACCGCAGCGTATTTAAACGGAATGGCCGCAGCTACTAATAGCGGCGGCGTCGGGTTCGTAAAGTTTGCACCGCTTTCTGGCGTAAGCACGTCCCTTGTAGAGGGCCATCCTGTAGCCACGCATACCTTTGGCGCTACGGGATACACGATTACCCTCAGCAAAAACGGCGTGGGTGTGGGTATACCGCTGACGAAGGCCGCTACGTTGACCGCTTCTTCCGGATTGATAAAGGCTATCCGTGACAAGGCTATTACCGGATCGGCGCTAAGCCTTTCCGCCGGAGCAGTGGTGAAAGCAGCGTCCCGGCTGTTGACTGGTCAAACCGTCACCTTCTCGCAAGGCCACAACGTCGTTACGCTATCGAAAAGCGCCACCGGGCAAACGGTGTTTAGCGGGAAAGGCCAGATAGTATTCAACACCTCTGACGTAAAAGTATCGATACAAGGCAACGAAATCGTTACATCGCAAGGGAATATCTATATCGGCGCCGATCAGTGGTACAATTTCACTCGCGTATTAAGCTGCGGAACTGAAGTGGTCGTTGTCCAGTTTGAAAACCACCGCGACATTACCGTCGTACAAATTTCATAATCATTTTTGGAGGAAAACATGGCTTTAGTATTCACCACCTTGGGCTTAGTCGACAGCAGCGATCTGAAAGTTCAGGACATCGTAACGATGGACGACAACGCGCGCTGTTATGCTACCGAATGGTATTTCGGCGAAGAAATGGTGCGCAGAGATGTATGGGTTAGCGCGCTGCGCCCAGCCGATATGATCGGTGAGCAAGGCGGCTAAAACACTAATGGAAAAATGCACAGGGATGTGGTATTTAACACTTTGAATTTTCTTTTTATGCGCGCCGAGAAGGCGCTAAATCCCCGCGGAGGGAAGTAAAATGGCAAACACAGCAGCTATAGCCACCAGTTTTAAGGTTGAACTGTTAAACGGTCACCACGCATTTGGTACTTCCGTAGTCCGGGCGGGTACAGGCGCCGATACCTTTAAAGCCGCGTTATATTTGGCCACGGCCACTATCACAGCAGCTACTACCGCGTATTCTGCCACCAACGAAGTGTCTGGAACAGGCTACACCGCAGGCGGTGTGACCGTTACCAACGCTACCGCGCCTAGCTCTTCAGGCACTACAGCGTTCTGGACCCCGTCGGCGTCGTTCTCCTGGACAACTGTCACCTTGGCGACCGCTTTTGACTGCGTCCTGTTGTATAACAGCACCCAATCAAATAAAGCCGTAGCGGCGTTCACTTTCGGCTCACAAACAGTGTCCGCGGGTAACTTCAGTTTGACAATGCCTACCAACGACAGCACCAACGCGCTGATCCGTTTGGCGTAATCGGTTACGGCGCTTAGATGATCATCTACGCCAAAGGACGTGGGCCCATTAAGTGGCCCGCTTCGGACTCTCACGACCCGAATAGCAAACGCTATTACCGGATGGATTACACGCCTCCGTTATGGACGGCAAATACGCCCGTCATAGACAATGTAGCCGTTGTAGTTCCTACGCTAGAAAATGGGTGCATGTACGAGTGCGTGTCCGGTGGAAGAACCGATCTTACTGAGCCAACTTGGGGCACAGTAGAAGACGAAATCACCAAAGATGGTGGCGCGGCATGGAAATGCTTGCCGAGGAATAGTGTACTAAAAACCGGTGATACCCTGACCGCATCTACGTGGACGGCTGATACCGGTTGCACCTTGGATAACGCCGCTATCATAGATGGTGCCGCCACCAAAGTTCGGGTAACAGCCGTTCCAGCCGACGCCGATGCGTTTACGCTGGTAAACCATGTCACTATCGTTCGGCTTAACGGCGACACTGAAGAGTTCGACAGATCGATGTATATCCGGATCACGCAGACATGAGCGCTAAGATAATAGGGCTTATCCTGCTGCTTTTCACGATTATGCTGTCCTGCTCTGAAGCCAAAGCCAAAGCCTCATGCCGCAGCCCAACTGTTAAGCACCGGTTCGATAAGCTCCAGGGGTACCCACACGGCCGAAAAGGCTACATAGTGGACCATGTATGCGCGCTAGAGTGCGGCGGCAAGGACAGTGAGGAGAACATGCAGTACCAGACTTCTTCGGCTAGTAAGGCCAAAGACAGATGGGAACGGACAGCAGCCGGGTGTAAATCTACCTGCACCCCGAACAATTCCACATACCCAGATAGAAAGGTATTCAATTGTAAGTAGTTAGCGTTTTGGAGGATGGTGTGGCCGATATCAGTGAATTATGCGGTACAAACGGATGTCCTAAAGCGCGGGAATGCGCCAAGAAGTTAGATCCTGATAGCTTGAACGTCAGGATGACTAAGTTTGAATACTCCTCAATATACAAAAGGTTCCACTGTATCAGGTTTGAAAAACATTACAGACGGAACACATCATGAAGTTAAACTCTTTTAAAGGTATCCACAACACGGCCACCCGCCAAGACCTCCCTAGGGGAGCTTGCGCTGACGCTGTTGATGTTGATATTACCGGAAAAGGCGAAGCGTACGAGCGCAGCGCCGTACTGGTACGCAACGGGTACGCCCTATCTAAATCCGCGCCGATAGCAGCGTCATATACCTCGAAAGATGGCGTTGCGTATTGCGTATCTGGTGGATGGCTTAATCGCATAGCCGAGGATCTCAGCTTTATTCCGATAGCGCAGAGCACAGCCAAAGAGTTCTGCGACGACAAGGGGGTGCTGTTTACCGACGACAAGCTTATGGCTATCGGTGATACCGCCGTAAACTTGCAAGTTCCGCAACCTAAATACGCACCTCAGGTCGTGTTGTCATCAGGGTCAAGAGCGCCAGGGTTTTATACTTGCGCGTATACCTATACCAATTCAGACGGCTTGGAAGGGGGCATGTCCCCTATTATCCAGGTAGAGTTGAAATCGGAAGGCGAAGTACTAGTTACGCCCGTGGATCTACCAGGGTATGTGTCGACGATATACCTAGCCCCGGAAGACGGCTCTGTATTCTTGGACAATCGTAACGTCCCCATACCACCCGCCTGTATAGGCACCGCAGAAATCCCAGAAAATGTGGCCGCGGTAGAGGTTTTAGACGGTAAGCTTTTTACGGTAGAGCTGTACGAGGAATACTCCGTCATAAGGTTTAGCCAGCCTTTCCACTTCCACTTGTTCAATTACGAGAAAGATTTCGTCGTTATACCCGATCAGGTATACGCCATCAGAGCATCCGGAGGCAAACTGGTAATCGGCGCTGCAAAAGGTATTTATGCTTACAGCGATGAAGGTCTGCTAAAATTGGCCAACTACGGAGTTGTGCCGGGGCGCAGTATGGCTAGAAAAGCCGACGATACTTTACTTATCCACACGGTAAGAGGTATTTGCGCGGCGTTCCCTTTCACGGAACTTACAGAATCGATGGTATCGTTACCCATGGGCCAAAAATGTAGCGCCAATATCGTGTACCAGAACGGCATCACGAAATTTGTAGGGCTTCACGATGGCGGCGGGGTTGCGTTTAACGCCGAGTTTTAAATTTTTCGCGCTGGTAAGCGCAGCATTCTCTAGGAGAGAACCATGGCATTCAGGTATTCAACCAAGCTTTTCAACGACATTCTGTCCACTGTTAAGTCTGATCTAACAAACGGCTCTATTGAGCTTTACACCGGCAGTCAACCTTCTAGCCCAGACTCTGCCGTTACTGGCACTCTAATTGGTAGGGTTACTGTTAACGGCGGAGCGTGGACGGAAGGCTCTGGCGCAAACGGCCTAAATTTCGGCACGGTAGCCGCGGGCGCTGTCGATAAATCAACTTCTGAAACATGGCAGTTTACCGCTATTGCGGCAGGCACCATTGGCTGGGGTAGATTCCGTGCTAATGCTACCGACGCCGGAGCTGCCGATGGGACTTTTGTTAATGCCCGTATCGATTTTTCAGTCGGCATCACCACCGGCGATATGAAAATGTCGAAAGTGACCTATGCGGTTGGTGAGACTGGCGTTATCCAAGAGTTCTTGATTCCGCTGTCAAACATCTCTTAATAGGGGATAGCGGAGGCCTGCAGTAGTATTTGCTGTCCATGTCAAAGCCGCTGACTACGACGGTGCGACCGATAGATTGCGCCGTTTTAAACATTAACAAGGCATACAGGCTTAAAAATGCTCCGTAAATACGTAAATAACTTTAAAAAGGCCTTAAATACCTCTATAAATAACCTAGATACTACCGTGACTGTGGTGCAGGGCTCAACCCCCGCCATACCCGCCATCAGTCCTCCCGAGTACGTCATGCTAACGCTGACTGATACCGTTTCAAACGCGTCGGAGATAGTAAAAGCCGTCGCGCTGAATATAACCGGAGGGGGAGTATCGCAGTTTACGGTGTCTAGGGGGCAGGAGGGCACTACCGCCCAGGCATTTAGCGCCAGCACATGCATGGTCAGCGTTTGTGCTACTGCGCAGGCCTTTTCCGATAACCAATATTTTGAAAACTTGAGCCTGTGGCAACCGCAACCATGGGGCTCCGCTTTGGGATACAGCATAGGCGATATCGTCCTATCGTCAACGGCCGACAAGATAGCATATGCGCTAGTAGAGGGCGGGCTATCCGGAGGGACAGAACCTACCTGGGGGCATACACCTGGAAGTGCCATAGTGACCGATAACCTCCAGCAATGGCTTGTAACGGACTATAGCGGGACAGGACTGGCGGGGGATACCTGGAGGGACAACGGCCTGGGCGTTTTGGGCTACCCCAGAAATTCCCAAGCGATAGCCATAGGGTCAGTCGCATCAGCTTTTGGGAGAGGGCCTTGCATCGCTATAGGAGACTCCAACGTCAACATAATAGACAAGAGCCACTCCATTCTCGGCCTCCCTGTAATGCATGCCGGAGCTTGGGTAAGCAAGTTTTCATCCGTTCCTGGATACCAAGCGGCTTACGGATCCTCTTCAGAAGCGGTATTCGGCTCCCAGCTTTTAGATTTTAAATCTACCGGCACGGCCATAGTAAGCGTGGCGATGCCGGCGAAGACTGTGTTTTTCGTAGACGAAATATGTGCGGTCGTGTCGACGACTTCCGACACAATATCCGCGGCGCCGTTCCTATCCTTCGGCATTGTTGGGAGTAACGCAGCACTGTTGGCGGCTACCCAGATGACTACTACTGCGGCTAATGGTAGGAACCGATACACGACGCTGTTAACAGCCAACGGCCAGACATCGCTGACGGCCAGTATAACAACTGCGGCTACTGGTACAGGTACCCTAAAAGGACGCGTATACTTCAAAGGCGTATTCGTAGAGACAGACCTCTAATGCTTAACGTATCCCCTTTAAATGTAACCACCCTAGACGCGCTCCCAGCGACTGATACCCTCGTAGCGTTGACGGGGTTGGGTATTACTGTTGACCAGGGGTTCTTTAATAGGGGCGTAGGCCTTCTTGCGGGCTATGGGTTCGACACACTCCCTATCCTCACAGGTAAGCCGATAGAGTCAGGCCTAGTCGGGGCTATGTTCGGTACAGCCCCGCAGATTTATCAGGCCGGCATGCTCGAGGGCTACGGTTTCGGAACTACCCCCACCATCACGTTAAATCCTCGAAACGAAGCTTTCCTTGAAGGGTACGGCTTTGGGACAAATTTTACGGGCGTCTGGATATCCGGAACTAACGGAACCGCCGCAGGCCGAGGGTTCGATACCCAAGCGGTACTGCTTGGCGGTGGAATCCTTACAGGCAGAAGCTTCTCTACGGCGGCGGATCTCAACGCCTCTGCGCCCATAACAGCATCCCTGGTCGGTAGAAGTTTCTCGACGACTTTCGCAGGCCGCGCCACGGCGTTCGAAACGGGGAGATTGATCGGTAGAGGGTTCAACTCTGATTTAGGGTTTTCCGCCAGCGTAATCGGCCGAGGGTTCGAAACGCTCAGCACGATCACGGCCACCTTCGGAACGGATTTTAAAGTAGCGTTCGTCATGAATGTGGCGAATTACCAAGTTTCCAGGTACACCAATTACCCCTTCAACAACATAGTGTCTGTTTACGGGAAGCATTACGGCGTAACCGAAGACGGCCTACACTTGTTGGAGGGCGAAACCGACATCGATACCCCAGTTGTAGGATCCATAACGTCAAAAGACGACGATTTCGGGGATATGTTCTCGAAGAATGTTCCCTTTGCGTACCTTGGGTGCGATGATGTTGACATCTCCATAACGCCAACGGTAGACGACGTCGAGTACCCGACATATGTGGAGAGCTTCGACGGTAGAAAAGTTAAAATGGCGCGGGGTATTAAGGGTCGATATTGGCGGTTACGTATCGACAACATCAAAAAATTACAGTCTATGGAAACCATCCAAGAGACTTTGGACAGAAGGGTTAAATAATGGCCACAGTAGATGCCTTAGTGAATGCGGCTGTAGACAGGGCAGATAGCTTCGCCTTGGCCGCGGCAGACGCCATAGCCTCAATAGACGCTCGTAAGGGCTCTATCGGCTACGCGCATATAGATATCTCTAACGACGAGATTTCTGCCAAATTTACGGCAGTCCCGGCCGATACAACGCCGATGCCTGTGTACGAGGACACTACAGTAGCCATGCCGTCCGCGCCTGCGCTGGCCGATCTGCACGGCATTACTCCTCCGGTACTGCCAGACGCACCCTCCATAAATACCTCCGGGCTATTTACGGCGGTCATGCCTAGCGCGGTCATGCCCGATTGGAATGAGGCCAACCCTGCGCTGCATGTCGACGACATTTACAACGATCTAAAAAATCTTGCGGCACCGATACTGCAGGAGTTTGATTTCCCGACTATTACGCCGTTGAGCATACGACAAGCGCCAGAATTGGTATTGCCGGAATATATCGCCGCAGACATACCGGATCAAATGCCAGACCCGTCAAATTATGCGGAGTACATGGAGAATAAGTACCGCAATGCGCTGCCGGAGATGAAGGCGTTTATCGACGACGTGGTCGAAGGCTGGGTGTCGAAATTTGCGCCCGAGTATTATGAACAGCGCGACACCATCCACGCCAAGATAATGTCCGGCGTGGAGGGCGGCGTTCTCCCAGACCAATTCGAAGAGGCCATGTACTCCAGGGCCAGAGACAAGGTCGAGAACGAGTATTCAGCCGCCGAGCTGACGATCCTTGAGCAGCAGGCCAAACGAGGTTTCGTGGTGCCGCCAGGGGCAGTGTTTGCCGGTTTGAACAGAGCGCGGTTGCAAGCGGCCGACTCCTTGTCCAACCAAGCCACAGACATCTATATCGAGCGCAGGAAAACAGAGGTGCAGCACCTCCAGTTCGTGCTCAATATGGCGTCCACACAGATACAAGGCGTGCGAAGCTTGGCGATTCAGTATGCCAGTACCGGCCTGCAATTGATCGGCCAGTCCGTCAACTACGCCAAAGATTTGGCCGGTATGCTGGCCCAGACATTTGAGCACGTAAAATCCAAACATGAGTTCTCGCTAGCGTTGATGAAAGCGCTTAACGAGCAGTACGAAACCCGATTGAAGGTGGCGATGGCCGGCCTGGAAGGGTACAAACTCGAGCTGGAAGCCGCCAAGCTTGTTAAGGACGTGGAGTTCAAGCAGGTCGAAGTGATCAAGGCCCAGATAGAAACCCAGACTGTCATGGTCAATCGGTACAGCGCCATGGTCGACGCCATAGCCAAGCGCGCGGTAGTTGATGAGCTTAAAATTAAAGAGTACAGTGTGCGCGCCCAGGTATTCGAGACTCAAATTCGCGCCAAAGTGGCGGCGTTCGAGGCCTACAAAGCGGCCATAGACGGGGATAAAGCCAAGCTTCAAGGCGAGCTGGCTAAGTTGGAGATATTCAACTCCCAGTTGAAGGCTGCCGATCTAAGCGTCGAAGTGCAGTCGGAAATTTTGAAAGCCGATATCGAAACTAATCGCGCCAGAATTACCCAGTACTCGACCCAATTGGACGCCTACAAGATCGGATCGCAGATCGCCCTGCAAAAATTTACTGCTGGCGCTGAGATCAAAAAGCTTGGGCTGGAAATCTACAAGACCAACGTGGACGCCAACATTGAGATTTACAAAGGGCAGCTACAGGCTGACCTTGCTTTGATAGAGGCCCGCATCAGCGCGTTCAAGGGCAACATCCAGTCCTTGGCGAACTTCTACGAGCTGCAACAGAAGTACACGCAGTTGGATCTTACAAAAACGGAAGCAATAGCAACCGGATTCTCTTCAATGGCGAGCTCGGCTCTCCAAAGCTTGGGCACTATGGTGTCGCAAGCGGCATAACGTATATGGCGTGCCCACAGTCATATATCCTCCGGTAGCCATTGGCGGTCATATTTTTACTTTCAGATAATTCAGGATCGAAATTTTCCAATTTATCTGAAAGTTTATGTTTCTGGAACGCATACCTAGAGTACCTACGTTTATTTTTAACGTAGTGGTACGCGGGTCTGGAAAAACCTTTGAGCTTGAAACCTACGGCTTCGTAACCGGAGCCATCGAACAACCTCCTATCGCAAAAAGTTTTTACCCCAGCAGGAGAATATTTGCGGATAAAGTATTTAAGCAATTTTGAAAGTCCCCCTAAAACCTGAGTATTCAATTCGGTACAAAGTCTAACGAGCTCAAACCAACCTTTATCTAAGCCACCCACTGCGCGCCTTTGCGGTGAAAATGTCGCCACCATAATTAGTCTTTCTTCAAACAGCAGCCCTATCGATATGGGGGCATCGGCCCATCCCTGAATATGGTTTGCGTTCAAAAATTCTGCAGAGGAGGATTTATCCAATTCGGATATTTTAGTTTTTCTAGCAAACACCTTAGCTTTCGAAGTACCCAAGCGGTTCGATATTATGCTTTTTACTATAGGCTGTTTCGTATACCACTCGTCCTCGAATATCTGCACCAAGCCTAAACTTGCGGAAATGGCCCTATTTAATTTATCTAAATGGTATCTTGGGGGTCTAAAAGCGTCGGAGTGGAAATACAGCCCGCAAAATTCAAATCCTACTCGGGCATCTATCGCCAGACAGTCAATTTCGAAAGGGGATATCGCGGCTCTATCTGAGGTAACGGTATTAGCTATCGACGCTATGTATTCCGCCATTTCAATCTCCGGCCTAGAAGGCCCAGAAACAGAGCATAAAGGACACCCCTGCCCTTGAAGGTGCATGGCGGGCCTCTGAAAGAATTCACCGTGGGTGTTGCAGATAACCTTTACGTGCGTAACAGAGTCTACGTATTCGAGCTGGGAGTAGTCGTAAACCCCTCCATGTATAGCTTTGGCTTTACTTATAAAATCTGAAAATGTGTATCTAGTGGAATTTCCAGCGGCAGCCATGCCGCACTTAGCGCACCCTTTTCCTTGCAAATGGCTATTGGCTTCTTGCTCAAAAACTCCGTGGTCTTTACAAATAATTTTTACTTTAGATGTTGATTTTGAGTATTCAACGGCGGAGTAATCGTAGGTTCCGCCGTGTATTTCTTTGGCTTTCGCAATAAATGTTTCGGCAGATGATCTTTTAGCTTTTGCCCTAGCGGCTATACCGCATCTAGGGCAGCCTCCGTTTAAATGGTCAAAGGGGAGGGCGGATATTTGACCGTGGACAGCGCATCTGAAAGAAATCTTTGTGCTAGAGTTTACGTACGCCGTATCGGCGTAATCGAATCTATCACCGTGGACGGTCTTAGCTTTAGCTATGAAGGATTCTGTTGTGAGGGTGTGCGATTTAGCGGACTTCTCTACCCCGCACTTAAAGCATTCACAACCTCTAAGGTGATAATTTACCTGCTGTAGAAATTCACCGTGCTTAGGACAAACTATTCGCACTTTACCCGAAAGAGTCGCCACTTCAGTTAAGGAGTAATCGTATTTAGTTCCGTGCTTTTCCCGAGATAGGGCGATGAATTCTTCAGTCGTAGGACATGTGCGCTTTACGCCCATAGTAAACTCCAGTACAGTTAGCAGTATAATTGAAAGCGGAAATAGGTTACTGAAGCCTACTATCGCCCCGTCGGGCTATCCGCTACCGATAATAGTCCTGCATACGAAAAGGATTGTCAATACGTGAAGAACCGGTTTTTCGCATCGTCTAGCGCCTACGGCCTAATATTACAGGGCGACACTGCGGCCTGTAGCCAGTGGATAGGCTTTGCGCAAGGCCAATTGCAAGGTATTTTAGCCCGCCAGACAGGCCCAACCACGATACTGCTGGAGCCTAAACCCGGCGTACAAATACGGATAGACACAAGGCCGAATAAAATCAGCATCACAGTAGCCGGGGGCTTGCTCATAACGGTTATGGACAAGGACAGTACTGTGGATTCAGCAGGCGGAACGGTGTCAACCGCACCTTTTCAGCCAAAAGATATGCGCTGGATGTACTCTAAAAGTACAGTGTCCTCTAGAAAATCAAATTTTTATTCTGGGGGATTTAGCAAGTTTGGCAGCGGCAGCAGCTTTTCCCCTCCGTATTTTAGCCGGGGAGGATATTGGGTGGACGACGAAGGTGGAAAAGCCTTAAGTTGGGTCAGCAGAAAACCAAACGGCGCGGCCAATAATATGGTCAACACCTTATTCATAGGCGGCAAATACGGCTCCGTACCGTCTTCCGGCGGTAGGTACGTCACCTACGGGTGCATTGTAGATAAAACCACCCTGGGAGTGGCGCTTGCGGTAGACCTATCGATATACAGATATGTAGTAGCGCTGATATTTACTAACTACACCACTTCTGCCACCACGCTGGAAGTTTACGGGTGCAGTCCGACTGTAACCTCGGAATTTATACCGACTCAGATATCTACCACCGCTATAACTCTGCCAAGCGCTAATTTAACGGGGTTCAACGCTACAGCCAGGGAGATGGCGGCGTTAAGTTATGCAGGCGCAACACAGAGCGTGGACATACTGACTTTTAACTCTACGTATACGGGTTTTTCCAGCACCACGGAGTATTCCGCCACGTATACTAGGGTAGAACAGACCTTCGAAATATCTGTAACACCTACTACCCCATTTTTTGACGCCTTCATGGAGCACGACCGTAGTACGGCCGTTATTTCAGGGGATCCGCTGGCCGTTCTAATAGCCGCTGATGGGAAAGGATTTTCAGTGTTAAGGGAGCAGGTGACTACCTATTCCGACAATTACCATGCGGACGAAAAAAACGTAGGGGATGGCGCGCTGTTCTCTGGGTATAGGCACGCCACAGACTCAAAAAATACCGCTGGGTACCTGGATATGATGTACCTCCAGACTGGAGAAGCCCCCGCATTCACGGCGACTTTTGGAGCGTATACGACGTCTGCATCTGGATTTGAGAACCTTGAATACGAGGCCTCTGCCGTAGACCCCTACATAACTTATGAAAGGTCTACTACTGCCGTGAATAAATTCTACGCGATCCAGCACTTTTCAGCGAGAACAGGTAGCGCCATATTTGTTGAAATTACCAACACCGAAACCTCAACTGATACTAGCGTAGTGAGATTAGGTTCAAACGATACGGAATACTCTATTACGACAGATAACGCCAAGGAGACAAAAGTGCGAGTACTTGATGGCGGGGTTTTTAGGACTATAAAAACTACTACCGACACGTTCTCCTCTTCGGATACCGGGGTGCTTTTCGGCACACAATCTACGGCCATAAACGATGTGCTAGCCGATATATCCTCTGATCATTCGCCATCCATCACTGTCTCTGACGCAGGATCTCTAGTATCCAGCAGGGATAATTTAGCGGGAACGGCGGCTACAGCCACGCTGGTTATGTCGAATATTACAGTGCCGTATAACGCTAGCGGGAACACGTTCGCTGAGTATGGCGTAACGGTAATAGCGGATATCCCTAGCGCTACGCAGGTGTTATTAGAGTACAGGTTAGATTTAGACCCGGCGTATTCTAGCGGGGGAATAACGTCCCCTATTAGCGTAACGCAAAAATCTTTTTAAGGAGCCCGCTAACCGGAAACAGGGAGGAGTCTGTTGATGGACCGATTAGCAGGCTAAACTTTAAGCTGTGAGCCGTCGCGACTTTATCGTAAAATGCGGCGAACCGCAACCCGAACGTGATGTTCGCACGTACCCATTTGAGGATAGCTCGATGCCAAGACCAGCCCCTGAAGACACTGTACCCGCCATGCTTGCCCCCGGGGAAGCAGTTCTCAATAAAGAGGCCTCCGACTTGGTGGGGCGAGGTGTAATCGCTGCCGCCAATAAGGCAGGGCTGGAGGTGCGCAGAAAAGGTATTGTGCCACAAGCGGATTGCACTGGCCCTGTTCCAGTCCATGTGCCGGCGCAAGGCTATGTTGACGGGACAGAATCGGTCCACCCAGATTACTCAGCGACAACCTTGTTGTCAGGTCAGGCTACTCCAGAAGCTATTGCCGGTCATGAAGTTAAGGACAAGCTCGCTTCAAAAGGCCAGAATTTTTACGGTAACACGGCTGCGCCTGCTACCCCTGTGCAGGGCTACTCCGAAGGCGTTTCTGACGTGCCGGACCCAAACAGCAATAACTTCGTCAATCAGTCTACCGGTGTAACGACATTAGGCGGCGGGGCAAACGGGCAGTCTACCGCCAACAAATACGCCAACATCGCGCAGCCTATGTACGGTACCCCAGGCGTATCAACAGGCCCGGCCAATAATGATCTTGCCAAGCAAAATTTCGGCGCCCGTGCGCAAATGGACCAAGCCATCAGCTATGGTAAAGCAGGCGGTATGGACGCCGCATCAGGCATCATGAAAGATATCGGTAAGAGTAAGCCAAAAGGGCTGGCGCCGACCTTTGCGCCTATGCCAAGTCTAGGTACCTCTGCGCGAGTTGATCTGGGCGGATTCACCGACATCCAGGGGTTTAATGACGGCACCGCAAAAGTCGGCGATCTGCCCGACATGCAAAAAGTAGCCAACCAAATCAAATACCCAGAGGCCAACCAGCCCGGAACGCCAAACCAGACTCACGGTTTTACCGGCGATCCGCACGCCCCTGAGCCGCAGCCTATGCGCCCCGGCCCAGCCGGAGCACCTGAAGGCGCTTACACGTCAAAATTTACGCTCAACGGCCAGAACATGTCTGGTCCTGGTACCGATTTAGTTCCGGCAAAAAGCGCCGGTATCGTACCGTCCAGGCCAGTAAAAAGACCAGTACCTTTGGCGCAGCCAGTCACCGGGCCTTACCGCAACGTAACTTTTGACCATCCTGTAGCGGCGGGCAAACAGCTTGCTCCTGCGGGGAAAGGCCAGATGGCACCACAAGGGGAGGCGTACGTTAACTACGAAGAGTCCGCTACCATGAAGCCTCAGCAGTTTCGCCCAGGCCCTGGAGGAGCCCCCGTTGGGGATTACGAAGTAAACTTCGCCAATGACGGCCGCGTAGCAGGGCAAAAAGCTTTGCCGGCCCCAGAAGCGCCTCCAGCCGCTGCGGCGCAAGGGTATTCGGCGGAGGAATTGGCGGCCCTGGATAAAGTAAAAGCGGCCGGGAGAGCTCGTGTTGACGCTATTAAAAACGGTACCGCTCAGCCGTCTGCAGGGCCGGCGCCTGCCGCCGCTGAAGCCGCTCCGGCCGCTCCGGCCGAATCATCCCCCGCACAGTCTCCTAAAGCTTCGAAGATCCCAGGAATTGTTGGCGCTGCGGCGGCATTGACTGCAGGGTATAACAAGCTAAAAGAGAACGTCCAAAAACCGGACGCCTTTTCTCTTACTAAACCGTTACCCTCCAAAGAGCAGTTGCGCGCTAATATCCGTAGTAGCCTAGACGAGCAAAAAGCAAACCTGGAAAAGCCATCCGAGTTTTCTAACGTGAAGGCCTCTATGCAGGACATGGGCTACGGCCCAGTACCCGCGGCACTCGGTGCGGGAGCGGTACGTTTAGCGGATCAGGTTGCGCCTATGGTAGAAGGGGGTAAACAGATGGCCCAAGACGTAGCGGGGCTTTTCAAAACGCCAGACGCTACGCCAGCACCAAAAGGCACTGTCACTAAATTGGTAGAGCCGGCGGTACAGCAGCCTGCCCCTGAAGCGCAGGATCAAACTCCGGCCGGCACAACATTCGCGCCTGCTAGATATACGCCTGAAGACATTAATGGCCAATCTCGCGTTAACATCGATGAGAAAAATTACGTCCAGTCTGCCGACAAGGCTGGTATGTCCAGGGTCGCTGCGGGGCTGCAGGATCGGGAGAAGCGCGGAATAAACTTCCTACCGCCAAAACAATCTGACGCGGCGACCAAAGCGGGTACCACTGACTTTTGGATGAACCGCGGATTACCCGGCGGCGCAGCCCAAGACGCGCAGCAAAAACAGCTTGCGCAGATTCAGGACATAGCCTTGAACGGTGGCGGCAGGGGCGACATGACCGTGTCCCAATACCGTAACGCCAACGCGCGCCAGAAGGTCGCCCAAGGCATTTTGGCCGACCTAACTCGTGCCGGCACAGAGCGAGATAAAATGGCGGTCGACAAAGAAACGAACGCCAATGTCCGTGAGCAAAATGCGCTGGAGAAAAAAGCGTCCCGAGACTTGAAGGAGCGCGAGCTTAAGCAGAGCGCCACGCAACACGCCGATACCATTGCGCAGAAGAAAGAATCCGACGAGAATAAACTGATCACCGCGCAGTTCGGTGATGAGAAGCGGACGATTCGCCAGGGCGATTACCCTGCTGAGCAGGCTAAGTTCGAAAAAGCTCAGCTTTCTCAAAATATTGCGGCCAGGACAAAAGCGCTGGACACTACGTTTACCTCGCAAGATTCTGCGTATGATCAAGCCCTGGCAGAAGCGTTGCCGGAGTATGCCAAAGCGAAAGCGTTCCTTAGTGATTCCAGGCTCACTCCCGAAGAACGGGCCAGTGTACAATCTCGCATAGACGCAATTAAAACAGAGCATGCCGGAGCACTTAATGGCTGATTCAGATAGCATTATCGATACGCTTTCCGCTAAGTATGGGGCGCAATCCCCCGAAAGTGAAACGCCATCCTCTCCTATTGATACGCTCGAGCAGAAGTATGGGGCGGCAGATACTTCACCCGTTCGAGGCACCCTGGCCGAGGTAGGAAGACAGGTAGGTGCAGGCGCCGTCGTAGACCTTCCGGAAATGACCGGTAAAGCTATTCAGGCGTTATCGCCTACGGACAGCGGCGTCAATCGGTTTGGTAAGGAAATGCGCGAAAACGCAGAGGCTAGGGCGCCTGGATGGGAGCCTGATCTGCGTGACAAAGGTGAGGTGGCCCAGGCCGCCATACGCGCCGGTAGAGCCATCCCAGCCAGCGTGGCGCCCATAGCTTTGAGTGCAGTGCCCGTTGTAGGGCCAGAGTTATCCCTGGCTGCGACCGGCGCGCTGTTCGGCGGTAGCCAATACCAAGACACCTACGAAAAATTAATTAGCGAAGGCGCATCGCCGGAAGAGGCAAAGGAGGCCGCTTTAGGTACTGCGGCTACCCAGGGTGGCGGCGAGATGATCGCCAACAAACTTACCGCCGGGGTATTAGGCGCTGGCAAAAACGTAGCGGCCAATACGATAGGTGGCCTTACCGGCCAGTTAACTGAAAAGGCCGCGTTGAAAACCGCGGCTAAAGATTTCGGAAAGGCTTATGCGGCTGATCTGGTCGGCGAGCCCGCCACAGAGATTGCGCAAGACACCGCCACAGAGGCCATAGAGCGCGCATACGGCGCTAACCCTTCTACTGGGTACGGTGACATCGCGTACCAATCAGGTACGACTGCGCTGGCCATGGCGGCCTTGTTAGGCCTTCCTGGCGCCGGTGGACACTACGCCAACCACAAACGCGCCGAATTAATAGACCAGACCTTAAACGATCCGGCCTCGCCAGAAAGCGCCAGACTGGCGGCTGTCAACGGCATTTATAACCGCGCGCAATCGCAAGGTATCCAAGACGCCGACGAATGGCGAGCTGGCGCACTTGAAGATATTGCGGCCGGCAGACCGATTCGCCGTGATACCGCCTCTATTCCGGCAGCCGCTGTCGCCCAACAGCAGGCGGAACAAAGCGCAGCCCCTGTGGTACCGGAACCAAATGCCCCTCAATCCGTTCCGGAAACTATCGCCCCGGCTCCCGTACCGGAGCAAGCTGCAGCACCTATAGTTCCGGAGCAAGCCGTTACACCCGAAGCTCCAGCCCCGGCAGAACCCGATCTGAATGCTGTTAAAAATTTCGTGTCTGCGCAGGAGGCACGCTGGGCTAACACGCCTGATAGGCCAAGGGGCACTAACCCAGCCATGCGCAACGTGGCGACAGACTTAGGCCTGGATCCGAAAGCGTTTACCAGTGCAGAAGATTTGATGGGCGCTATAAAACAGCGCGTCAGCGATATCGAAACGCCTGCGCCAAAAACTCCAGGCCAACAAGTGGCTGAGGATATAGCGGGCAAAGGCACTATCAGTGACATGCTGGCAGGGCATCCAGAAATTCTGGATACCGATATGAGTATGCAACAGGCAGCGGCTCAGGCTGAAGAGCAAGCTGCCGCGGCTGGAGCGCATCCAGAACAAGTTGAACGGGCCGCAGGCGAAGAGCAAGCGCCGGTATACGTCGACGCTACTACAGGCGAGATCCTTGACGGGGCTATCTCGGAAGAAAATGCCTACTCGCCAGAAAAAATAGCCGCTTTAGACGATGCAACGCTGTCGGCGCTTTCCAAAAACTTATCCGGCCAAAGGCTGGCCGCGGTCCAGCAAGAGTTGTTACGCCGTAAAGCGGCAGGAGGCGAGAATGCCGAGCAAATCCCAGGCGCAGGCCAAAATGATGTCGGCGGTGGCGCACAATCCGAAGTTCGCGGAGAAGGTGGGGATACCCCAGTCGGTGGGCCTGGAGTTCCACCAAGCAGACAAGAAAGCGGGAATATTCAACAAGAGCAATCCGAAACACCCATACCACAGGAGGTAACTGAAAATGGCAAAAGCGAGAACCCAACCACGCAAGAAACAGCCGCCCAAGAAGAAATAGCGGCGGGCGACTACGCTCCGGCAGCAACTTTGTCCGAAGCGGCGAACGCTACTGAGGCGGCCAAAGCGGATACCCCCGAGCAGGATATTCAGAACGGCGACTACACTAAGGGAGTTTCCGCAGAATACGCCGGATTGCCTATCGCCATAGAGAACGCCGCCGGATCACAACGTACCGGTACTAGCCCTGACGGTAGGCAATGGTCGCAAACAATGCGCGATCACTACGGCGAGATTGTCGGTGCGGAAGGTGCAGACGGCGATCACGTAGACGTATTCGTTAATCCGAATGGCGCGGTTACCAAAACAGCATTTGTCATCGATCAGGTAGACCCTAATACTGGCCTATTTGACGAGCACAAAGTGGTGCTCGGGTACCCAAATAAAACCGCAGCCGCGCAGGCGTATTTAAGCAATTACGAAGAGGGGTGGAAGGGTCTGGGAAGTATTACCGGGATGACCTTGCCAAACTTCAAAAAATGGTTGGCTACGCAGGATACTACCAAACCTGTGACATCTACGGCGAAAGTAAAAACGGAGAATCATGTCGCCGCCGCAGCAGAGCCTAAAGAGTCCGGTGAAGGTCAAAGGCTGGAATCTGCCAGACAAGCGCTAATATCCGCCGTACCAGACGGAAATTTGGAGATGCTTTTTGGCGCAAAGCTGGGTAAAACTCGCCAGCAGCTAATGCGGATACTTACTGGCGACCCTAAATGGCCCGCCAATAAATCCGGCATGTCCTGGTTACGAGACACGTTTTATAAAATGGCGGGTATACCTGACGGTTACGCAGCGGCAGTTCGGCAGGACGCTTTTAAATCTTGGGCGAAAGGTCAATCCGATTCTACAGAGCCCCCGACGCCTCTTCCTGAAAGCGCACCACGGGCGGCCACTTCTGTAGCCGACAATAGCAGAGCGCTGGAAACTATCTTCGCCAAAATAGACACCACTCACCCTAACCCGGCTGAATTGCGCGAGATGTTGAAAGACAACCCGTTCAAAGAGCAGATCACGTACGTAGTCGACCACGGCTTCGAAATTTTCCAAGACTTGTTGAAGTCTGATAAAAACCCGAATGGGAAGGTAGAAAGAGTATGCCCGTAAAATCACTGTTAGACCCATCGACCGAGATCCTGTTGGAAGAGGCCATTTCTCAGGAGATCCATGCGTCCCACCTTTACAAACATCTGGCTAACCAATGCCAGCGCTTAGGCCTATTAGGCGCGGCCAAGTACTTCCTGGCAGAGAGTGCGGAAGAGCTTACGCACTACCAGAAAATAGCGGATTACGTTAATGACAGAGGTTCGGTAGCGTTCATCCCTGACATACCGGCAGTGACATTACCGATAAAATCCCTGAACGATGCGCTGCTGGCGGCCTACAACGCCGAAGTGGCGCTAGGCCAAAAATATGAGCAGTGGTACGGGATGCTGTGCAGTTCCGACGTTACCACCGCGCAATTCTTGCTACAATACCTGGAAATACAACGGATAAGCATTGGCGACTACGGTGATCTGCTGGCCAGGATAGATATGGTCGGTGCTGACCGCGCCGCTATCCTGATCATAGATTCAGAACTCGGAGATTAAGTCCCTATGGCCGGCCCCTGCAAATACCGCTTTACAGATAAAAATGGAAACGAGGTAGAGTTGGGGCTTTCAGCCTTCAAGGCGTACCTAGCCGATGGGGGTCTTGAACAGTTTTATCCGGCAAAAGATTTTCCGTGGCAGGCTCAATTCTCTAGGCCTGCAGCGCTCCCTGAAAAGATCAACATTGATGGCAAAGAGCGCTGGACGGTCAACAGTTCTGGCCGTCCCATCGCCAGCACCGAAGAAGCCGTTCGCAACTTTTGGAACTGGTTTACAGACAGCCAAGTTGTAGACGATCAAGGCAGACCGATTGTGGTCTACCACGGCACAACCCACGATTTCTCAAAATTCGACATAGGTCAGGCCGGCCAAAAAGATTCAGGCTGGTACGGCACCGGCATTTACGTAACGCCAGACGCCAACACGGCCAGCGCTTACGCAGACTACGATCAAGAGGCTACCGGTCAAAACGTCATCCCGATGTACGCCAAGATCGAGAACCCGTTCATCTGGTCGCGAGATATTAAGCCGTCCGGGTCAAAACCCATCAGCGATGACTTCACTCGACTGTTCAAGAACGCGGGCCACGATGGGGTTTTTGCAGAAAATAAGTACGCAGCGCCAGAGCACCAGAAATGGTACGAGATGGTCGTATTCCATCCAGAAAACCTAAAAGCTGCATACGGAAACAACGGTAACTTCAGCGCGGAAGATACCGATATTCGGTATTCGCGAAACGCGAATACTTCTGGCGAACGTATATCGGAGGCCGATGCCGCACAACACCTGAAAGACAATTTCGGTGTTGGCATTGATAATCTGATCCGCCAAAAAGTTTTAAACTTCACGCACGGTAAAGCTACGTGGCCTGAGAACGCCAGGAACGCCGCCAGAGGCGATGAAGAAGCGGTCTATACGAACGGTAAGGCATACATCGATTTGGACGCCACCGGCAAAGGTCGGCTGAATGCTGTGGTATTACACGAACTCGGCGAGCACTACGGCCTGCAGCGCATGTTGGGCGAGCAAGCCTACAAGTCTTTGCAGCAACAAGTGATCGCCAGGGCAAAAATACCAGGGTCAAAAGCCGCTGCGGTTTGGGCATCCGTAAAAGCGGATTACGGCCATTTAGAAGAAGGCAGCCCAAAATTCGTGGCCGAAGTGATCGCCAAGTTAGGTGAAAACGATCCTAAAGCGCCATGGTTCCGCCGCCTACTTTCCCAGATCAAAGCGTTCTTGATGCGTATGGGTTTGGCTAGGGGGCTGACGGCTGGCACCGTCACAGAATCTGATCTACACGACTTATTACGGGCCAGCTTGCAGCGCGCTGCCAGGGGTTACGTAAAAGACGACGTCCAGGTATTTGGCGGAAATCCGCAACCCGCGTTCAGTGCTTTAAAATCTTCTGCTTCATGGACCGCCGAAAGAATAGACTCATTATTTGGGAACTTTGCCTATACGATGGACGACGATAAGACAAAAGCTTTCGCAGGATTTGTATCCCCTGAAGAGTTCCTGGACGCTACTACCACCCCCACGCTATTAGCGCAAATAGAGTCGGAATCGAGGCCACTATCCGTAGAAGATATGCGGGATGAGCGCCAGCCTATAATACTGTTCGGTGACTACGACGGAACCACCTTTACCACGGACGGGCATGAGGGGCGGCATAGGATGGTAGCTCTGCGAGATAGCGGCGTAAAAAAAGTCCCAGTCGTATTTCACATAGGGCAAGGGAAGAAGCTATTTGCAGTTTCGAACGTAAATGTTACGGGCCAATATATTTCAGGTTCTGCTAAATCCGGAGGTGAGGTATACGGTAGGGGCTTCAAATTGCCTGAAGCTATCCCGATAAATTACGCCAATAAAGCGCGGGTAGAAGCATTTTTCGGCGTAGATTCGGACGCACAGTTTTCTCGCCCTAGTTTGGAGGCCGTCAAGCAGCGCATACTGCGCAATGACCAAGGCGACCCTACGCTCACCGCCCAGGCCATCAGAAAGCTTGAGGAAAAGTGGGGCGCTGTTACCAAGCAGCGTTTCGCCGCGCTTAGCGTCAGGCAGATGGTCGAGTACGCCAAACGGATCATGCCTGGGTTGGAGTCGTATCAGATCCACATGCAACAGCGGGAAGCCACCGTTAACTCGATATTGCGGGTAGCGGATCGGTTAGTATCCGAGGTGTGGAAAAAGTTACCTTTGCGCGTTCAGAAAGATTTGGCCGCCGTCATGCACGGATCAACTATCGCCGACATAGACGCCTCCAAAGCTTGGACTGGCACTTTTAAAAACGCGGCCGATACCGGTCAGGTTATGGGCTTCAACGCCTATACCCAGGAGGCCTTTACCCCTGGTAGAAAAGCCGCGCTGTTAAAGCTGGCTATCGATAACGGGGCGCTGAAACAGCATGACGACAAGGAAGGCACTGACGATCCTACGCTGTACCTTGATCGGAACGGGTACCTGTTCAAAACAGAGGCCCAGGCAAAAGCTTTCGTGCTGCGCATCCAGGAAATGATAGACGCGCAGCGCAAAGATAGATCCCGTATCGGCGCGCCAGACGAGAATATTAACCGCCAGAACGAGCACGCCAGAATAGTGCCACTGTACGAGGCTCTGGATCCAAAAGCCCAGTACGTGTACGCCGAATCCAACCGCCTGCACAACGACATCTCTTCGCGCAGGCTGGAGGTCCTGTTGGAGCGCATCGGCAGTGCAATCGCCAACGGGCAAAAGCGTAAGCAATTGATCGCGCAAATGCGCGCGCAGTTCGAATCGAACTCACTCAACTGGTATTACGCCCCGCTGTCGCGTTTCGGTGAGTTCTGGTTCTACGGCAAGGACAAAGACGGCCAAAAACGCTTCAGCACCTACGAGTCTGATAAAGCGCGCAATGAAGCCGTTAAGAATTACGTGGCCGCCGGCAATGAGCTCGTGGGCCAAGGTAAATCGATGTCAGGTTTGAGCCTACTTGAAGGTAAAGCCCCTTCAGACGATTTCGTGCTTAAGATTCAGGAGATGATCAGCGGCATCAGCGATATGCCTCAGGAATCCAAGGTTAAAATACAGGACCAAATTTACCAGATGTATCTGGAAACCCTGCCAGATGTATCGGTAAGGCATAACCGCATGCACCGTAATGACACCCTTGGCTTCGAGGAAGACGCCATGCGGTCATTCTCTAACTCTCAGCACCATGGCGCCACCCAGTTGGCGAACATGCTCCACGGCGGCGATATGAAGGCCGTGTTGGAAAAACACATTGAGGCCAAGAAATTGGCTGAGCGCCCAGACACTCAACAGTACCTGGACACAGAGAACGAGGCTGCCGAACTGCTTAAAGATCGGTGGGACGAGTTAACACCCGAGGCTTTGCGCGACATGCTGGCCGGATTCGAAGAGCCCGCTGCCGACGATAAAGTATTACGTAAAGCCCAAGAGCTCAGGAGCAAGCTGTACGGCATGAACGCCGATGAAGCCGGCGATGCCCTTGACCGTATAGTAATAGCCAACGAAGAGCTGACCACCGCGGCTAAACTCATCAAAAAAGAGGACATCAACCGCGCCAGCGATGTGCTGGACGAGCTGCTGAAAACCTACGATTTCATGGTGAATTACAACAGCACCGAAATGGATAAGGTGGCCTCCTCCATCAACCAGATGAACTTCATCGGGATGCTGGGCTTCAGCTTGTCGTCTGGCCTAGTCAACTTGATCCAAACGCCGGGTGTCGCTATGCCGGTGGCATCTGGGCGCTACGGTGTCGGCGCAACCCTGCGGGAGTTCGGAAAAGCCTATCGGGAATTCATGAAAGCGTTCTCGCAGAAAAAATACGACGTGGACGGTAACGCCTCCATCTCTGCGCTGCTCCAGGAGCAGTTAGACGCCCTAAAAGCGCGACCAAATTCTAGCGCTAACGAGGCTGAAATTCAGAGAATCGACGAAGAAATTTGGGCTATGGAAAAGTTCAAAGAGTTCGGAGACATCTCGCGCACCAGAACCTCTGACATCATGGGGGTTGCGCAAGAGGGCGCCACCTACGGCGGTAAGTTCCACGATTTTGCGCTAAAAGCCGGCTGGATGTTCCACCACGGCGAAAGGTTCAACCGCGAGGTTACCTTGATGGCGAGTTTTAGAATGGCCCTGCAAGGTAATGCCGAATTAGGCGTTCCTCCGCTGGGGAAAGAAGCCGCGCTAGATTACGCGCGTAACGTCAACAATCGTTCGCACTTGGACTACACGTCAGAGAACGCTGCGCGCATATTCCGAGGCCCTTTGGCCAAGATCGCCTTGCAGTTCAAAAAGTACCAGCAGGGCATGCTGTACTTGTGGACTCGTACAGCTATCGACGCATGGTCTACGGTAAAAGAAGAAAACTTCGATACCAAAGCGGCTTACGAATTCGCTGTTGCGGAAATGCGTGAGTCTCGCAGAACCTTCTTTGCGCTGTTGGCTATGCAGGCGTCCACCGCCGGCATGTTCGGGCTGCCTATGATGGGCATGGTCGGCGTAGCGTATAAGATGATCGCGCAAGCTTTCGGCGACGATGACGATCCGCACGAACTGGAAAAGGACTTGCGCCTGGGCCTGGGTAAGCTATTCGGTCAAACCGCCGCAGAGGCCATGTCTAAAGGCGTGGTGAATACCTTTACCCCTATCAACTTGGCGTCCAGGCTTGATCAGAAAGACGTGTTCTTCCACGAGCCTATGAAAGAGCTGGAGGGTCGTGATGCCGGTCAGAATTACGTGGCGGCACTGTTCGGCCCAACCGGTGGCACCGTCGAAAAGGTGTTCCAAGGTATGTCTTACCTGTCAGATGGGTACTACGGCCGGTTCCTAGAGTCCATAATGCCCAAAGCGGTGGGCGATATAGCCAAGGCCGCACGGTTCTCAGCCGAAGGCGCCAAAACGCTAGACAACATGCCTTTGAAGGACATGTCGGCGTTCGAAAGCTTCGCCCAGGCGATGGGTTTTGGAAGTTCAGGGCTGGAGCGTAAATACGCCGAACGTGGCTTCGCCAAAGGCGAGGAAGCGGCGATAAAAGATACCCGCACCAAAGTTATGCGGGAGGCTGCGTGGGCCAAGGTGAAGGGCGAGCAGCCTGATATGCAGGCTATACGCGATTGGAACATGAAACACCCTGAAAAGAAAATCCTGCCGGAGCATTTATCCGCTTCGGTCAAGGGCATCAAAGAGAGTGTCAAGAAACGCCAAGAGCGCGGATACGTTGTCGATCCTAAGTTGGAATACTTGTACGAAGAGAACGATCTGCCGGAATAATAAAAAGGCCCTTAACGGGCCTTTTTTAATCCGCTTTCTTATCGGACTCCTCAAAGAACCAGTCCCAGTTGCACATGAGCTTGGCTCGCATCGACTTAAGCTTTCCGAGGATAAACTCCTGCCTATTGGAAAAGCGTTTTTCTACGGCGACTAGGGCTATTATTTCCATCTGGCTGCGCATTTCACGCTCTTGCAGGATGGCTTCATGCAACCCTTCGCTGGTAGCTTGGACTATGAAGGGTGCGACCTCCGGGAATTTCTTTGAGTATTCTCGAACACGCTCGAGAAAAGATACGTGGTCCATAAGGTTCATTTTTTACCTCTCTTCGCCGCTATGCGGCCTGATACAGCGAGTAAAACGTCGCCCTATGCACTAATATAGCGCCAGACTTCCTGGCACGTATCAGCGATTTTGGCCCACAGAAAGAAACTCCGTTGAACCTTACTCGTACCGCTTTAACAGTTTCTGCCCCTGTGAAACTAACATCCCGCCAGGAATGGTAAAAGTTCGGGTCTTGCTCCGGGCGCTCGTAAGGGGTGCGGCTTCTACCGCCGTGCCGGTACCCCTCATCGAAAGCCCTATCATAGGACTCCCAAGCGGCTAATTCATGATCGAAAGTGTCAGACATCGTGTCACCTGCTATTCTATAAATCAAAAAAGAGCCCTCCTAAGAGGGCGAGTGCTGCCTGCTGACGATCAGTTACGGCGAGATTTTACGCTAAAACTATTGTGCGTCAAGGCTTTTCTTACATTTAACACTTCGACCGGCCCGACACCGTCAATCTTCAGGTGTCGGGCTGCGGCTCTCGAAAGATCAAGGTGCCTGCCTTTTACGAACGGCCCCCGGTCAGTCACTGTTACTTTTACCGTTCGGTCGCCCTTCTTCAAATGCAGGACTGTACCAAACGGGAGCGTTTTGTGGGCGGCTGTCATTTTGCGCGGGTTATACCGCTCTCCTGAAGCCGTGATACCGGGCTGATCGTACCAAGATGCTACCATCGTTTGCCCAGTCGTCTTCGGCGATACTGTCGCCATTATCGCCATAAGATAAAACTTTGCCATCAGCATAACCCTCTGATTTAGGAGCCATCATTGTTCGGAGTGGCTACGTTAAAATTACGGTTGTAAGCCGCCTGAGCTCCCTATAAAAAGGAGTTGCCTGCCTCTTGCCGGCTACTGGCAGGCGAGTAGCTTAAACATCAATGCCTATAACCATCAGGAGTTAATTGAAAGTTAAAGTTTTGCCGGTAGCTTTCCCGGCTGTCGTCACGGATTTGTGAGAACCTTTGTAAATAGTACAGTAACCAGATTAGCGTGTCAAGTGCTATCTAGTTGCATTTTGAATCTCCGCATTCGAGACAGGTCTGGCACCCATCCAACAGCACGACGGCCTTAGCGTTGCACTTAGGGCATACTGTAGCCGATTCCGGGTATTCGGTCTCGCCAGCGCCCAGCACTTCCTCGCGCTTTTTGGCTATGAAAGCCTCCATGTGCGTGTCGACCTCTTCAGCAATATAGCCGGAGGCTTTTAAGTGCCGCTCGATAACGTACCCTATCTCGGCCACCAGTGAAGGAACGAACACGCCTTTATTCCAGTAACCTCCTTTCGGATCGAAAACTTCCTTAAGCTCGTCAACAAGGAACGTCACATCGCCACCTTTGCGGAACACTGCGGAAATGACCCGGGTCAAAGACGTCGCCCACTGGAAGTGGTCCATTTCCTTCGAGTTAAAGAAAATCTCGTAGGGGTGTTCGACGCCATCCAGCTCGTAGTTGTTGATCGTCACGTACAAGGCCTTGTCCATAGCTGGCGGCTTGATCTTGTAGGTACTGCCAAACAGTATGTCTGGGCGCTTAATGCCCTCGTGCATTGAGGCAGCTTCAACTGGTGTGGGCGTTTCCTCCGGTGCCGTATCGGTTTTAACTTTGTACCCGACTATCTTTTGATCGATTTTATTTGTCATAGCGGCCTCCTGGAGCCGTGATTCTTATGGAACCCAAAGCGCTTTTCGGCCTCTTTTCTGGCGAATTCGGCCTCACATATATCGTCAAACTGCCCTAAATAGTGATTAGTCCCGCTTACTGTTATTTGCGCCTGCCACTTGCCGTTCCTTACATGCCTAGTAACCCCCATTATTCCGCTGGAGTTTGTAATGGGCAATCGGGTGTTTAAGTTATTTTCCTGATGGGTAACTACTCTCAGGTTAGCGTAAGCGTTACACAGCCCGTTCCCGTCTATGTGATCTACCTCTACCGGAAGCATTCCGTCTTCGTAAAGTATAGCCAACCTATGCGCGTAAAATTTAGAGTAGAGAATCCCTATAGTTATGTAACTTTTTCCGGATTGATTGGTGAATACGGTTCCCGCTGTTTTTCCTGCATAGTTAGAGTTAAATGTTTTAATAACCCTATCAGACGTATGCCACCTCCTATCTCTGATCCGCCATATGAATACCCCGCTATCGCGGTCGTATTCCACAAAGCTGCGAAGTTCCTCTTGAGTTATGTTCCGAGGCATTTCACGACTCCAGAGTGTCGTCTACAAGTTTAGAGTAGCCGACAATGTCATGCCAGGAATCTTTATATTCCGGATCGCCGTTTAGGATCCTTCCTATCTTGTGGGCTAACATGTCCAGGCACTCTTTCTTATCGTCGGTAAGTTTTTCCCACCCCGGTTCAGAGTGCATTACCCGCTTTATTCCCTGAGTTATCCGCGCGTGACCTTTGAAAACCCCATACCTAGATCCCCGCTCAGCCAATGTTGAAGCTATGTCAGCGCCCAGTGCTAGTCCGTCTTCCTGAACTTCTTCAGGATTGGCGGGTACCGGCCCCTTAGCCGCTCTAAAAAAGCAGTCTTTATTATCCCAGCTAGGGGTAGATTGGCACCGCACCCAGCGGTCTTCGCCGTACTCGTCTTCCTTTATAAATACTTCTATTGGCAAAGTAAAATCGCTGTCTACCCAAGCTTTTCGCAACTCCCAGTGCATATCGCCGGCCAGCCTATAATCACAATCTTGCTGCCAAATAGGCGCTCTACATTTCCCAAACTCTTGGGCACCTACGTGCTTACTCTCAAGGCTGGGCGCCCCCAAGCTTACCCAGTAATCTCTAAACTTATCGTTTCTGTTTGACATAACTCCTCCAATTATTTCAACCCGCGTTTTGCGAGCCCTCGTTTTATGGCAGCTTCGACGGTTATTTTCTCTTCCAAGCGGACAAGAATGTCTTCGTCTATGGTGTCGCGGGCTACTAGCTGATGGATAATTGCGGGTAGCCCGGTGTTTGCCTGGAATTGACGCACTTTGCCAATCCTGGCTATTACTTGCTGGCGCTTCTCGCCGTCCCAGTCCAGGGAGTAGAGAATCATCACGTTGGTGGCGCGCTGCAGATCGTCCACCCCATGCCCAGCAGAATCTGGGTGGATGAACAGAACTTGGAACTTGCCGTCTATGAAATCGCTTTTAGTAGAAGGCTTTTTATCAAATTTACGCCCTTTTGGGAACGCTTTTTTTAGCCTTTCCAAATCCGATTTGAACTTGTAAACGATAATAACCTGCTTCCCGTTCAGCTCGTCGACTATGCTTTGCGCGGCCTCTAACTTGGCGGAATGCAACTCCTCGTAGCGACCTTCTTTGTCGTAATATATGCTCCCATTTGCGATCTGGTGCAGCTTGGCCGACTTAGATGCCGCCGAGAACACTTCAACTTCGCCAGCTTCAATCTCGGTGAACAGCTCCTGGGCCATCTCTTCGTAATGCTGTCTGGCTTTGGCTGGCAGCTCTACGAACACCGTGTTCTCGATCTCTTCGGGCAGATCCAAATAGTCTTCTGAGCGCAGGGTGAACACCAAGCCTTTGATCTTGTCCATGATCTCACTCTCAGCATGTGGCAAAGCGGTAAGACCAAAGCCGTTCCAACCTGTTTTAAACCAGCGGTTCTCAAACGCCGTGTAGCTATTACCTAGCTGCTTTCCCCCATCTATAAACCATATCAGCGGCCATATCTGGTGAAGCCCGTTACTGCACGGCGTACCTGTCAGGCCGTAATACCGAACGCCTTTTTTCCAGGCCATTTTGGCCAGGGCTATGGAACGCGTCCCGCTTGAGCATTCCAACGCATAGCCCCCGCCAGCCTTTTTCCTAAAATACCCTTTGAAACCTTTTAACTTAGAGGCTTCGTCGACTATGAAGGTGCCAAACGGGGAATTATCCCCGACTTGCTCATAAAGCCATGGCAGGTTCTCAAAGTTGATGGTGTAGATGTCCGCCTTGGTGTGCAGCGCGCGCAGTCTTTCAGATTTGTCTCCGACAATCGCCGATATCTTTAAATGCTTGAGATGGTCCCATTTTTTCGCCTCGTCACTCCAAGTATTGGTGGCCACGGGTAAAGGTGCCACTACAAGGGTGGGTCGGGTTTCCCCGGCCATTATCAACGTATCTATGGCGTCCAACGTGATGACCGTCTTCCCCAATCCAGGGTCTACGTGGAGGTTTCCACGGGCCCTGGATAGTAGGAAGTCTGTGGCAGCTTTACCATAAGCGCGGGGTACGTATGGCTTACTCACTGGCAAACGGGTTCTCTAGGAACTTAATACGGTACAAAGGTACTGATGTTAGTTCCAGAGTATCCAACAATACTACCGCTTCTACAGAGCCCCATTCATCCGCTGTCCCAGATACCATTATTGTTTCTACGAATGTCGCGTCAAAAGCAGGGAGAGTTACACTAGGGCTCCCGCATTCGATCTCTGTAACGTGGCATTTTTTTCCTGCAAAAACATGCTTACCTGACATATAAATATCCTCACCTTTGGTGTTGAATGAGGGGCTTTTGCCCCTCGGAAAGCTCCCATGAAAACTCGCGCCGGCAATCGACACAGGCTTTCATACGGAGCGAATAAAACAGCAGCATTCCCGTCCTGCAGTAGGGGCACAGGTTACGTTCTGGAATCTCAAAAAACATGGCTGACGGCCTTTATGAAATTTACAACTTCTTCTTTGGCGTCTATGACGAACACCAAAAAACCCAATTTGCGCAGCCTTTCGTGCGCTCGAAGTTGCCCTGGCCTGGGAACTTCGCCAGGACGTTTCAACTCGACGAAGATAACTTTCCCCCCTGGGAACAGGCATATTCTGTCCGGATCGTGCATTTTTGATGTGAACTTGCGGCACTCTACGCCCGGAAAAGCAGCTTCTACTTGCGTGACGAAAAACTTTTCAATCGCGGATTCTCTAGGTCTTCGCTGCATCTTTGTCCTCTATGAAATATTCGCAATCCTTGTCCCC